CTTAGGGTCTCGTGGGCTCGGAGATGTGTATAAGAGACAGCTATAATCCCCCTAACTCCCCCCTCAAACAAATAAATTGTTTGAGGCCCCCACGCCAAAATGGTGCGACAACTGTGACAACTGAAAATGACAACCAAACGTCTTGCGAAAGGTTCTTTCCCCCTACAACCCTCTATCTCCAAAGCTACACCGTTAGCCAGCAGAGCAGACCGTAGACGAGAACTGGCGTGAGATTCGGATTGGTGGATGGTCTACGACTATTCCAGACATGGAGAATTGACTTCATTTTGTAGTCGGTTGAATATGTAGAAATGTTGCATAGCTGTATGAGCGGTTGATTACAAATTGAAAGCGACTGACCAGTCGGATAGTCTTGTTAGATAGTTAAAAGTATTGAGGTATTTGCCAAATGGGTAATCCTAGTTAGTTGGTATGATATGATTGTAGTTGTCGGCAATTAAATCGGAGAAGAACGAACCTAATTGGATGATGCGACTATTCAAGCAGAATAATAGTTAAAAAGATTGAGTAATTATCTGCGACTATTATAATAAGTACGATGGTTAAATATTTTGAGGTAATGCGATTGGGATTAGAATTGATAGGTGTCTTGACAACTATTGATTTTTGGGGATGTCGGACGACTTAGCGACTATCGCACCTTTCTTTCTCTAAAAGGCAAACGACTATTTCACACAAAAAATACACGACTATTTGACGATGGTTCGCAAGAAAACGCTACGACTATTACTCTACGACTATCAGTGAGCTGTTTGCTACTATACTATATATAGGACTTTCAAAATCTAGTTGTCTGATGACTTACGACTATTCTGCGACTATTTTATTGGAGAAATTACGACTATTGGCTACGACTATTCCGGCTGGAACGCTACGACTATTGCTGACCTCTATTAGCTATCGGGCGAAAGCCCGAAAAGAGTTGCGGCGGTAGCCGCCAATGGTTCCGCGCCGCCCGTGCCAGGAAGAAAGCATAATGCTAGGCTAATGCCAGGCTAACCAGGTGCCAGGCTAATGCCAGGCGTGGGAAACATCAAAACCCCGCCGGGCTGGCATGGTTTGCGATGTGTTGCACCGTCTGACATGGATCTATAACAGGGGCACACCGCTACGCTCTTATATACATTATTATAATAGGGCGGCTGTGCTGTCCTGTATAGCGTCCGGCGTGGCGCTGGTATCTGGTATGCGCTGGAGGCGCTGCGTCGCTGTGATGTGCTCCAACGTGTCGCAGGTGGTATTATAGCCGCTTGTGTCGGTCTGGTATCGCGGGCGGTGGAATAGGGAAAATCGCAGGAAAAGCGCCTGTAAAACCACGTGTGCCGTTTTGCGGTGTGAGCTGTATAACTGCATGAACGGAACAAAACGCGCTGTAAACGCTTGTATGGGCTGCATTGCAGCAGGGCAAAACAAAAGCCCTGCACCATTAGCAGATGCAAGGCAAAAGAAAAGCCCGGTCAGTAATGACCGGGTGAAATGCTTCTTATTTGGACGCTTTAAACAGCGCTGAGAAAAACCAGAAGCAAAACAAGACACAAGATAATATCACTTGTCGTACCCCCTCAGACCACGCTAAAACGCTTGTAAACGGTCTTTTTGCTACATTCTGCATAAATATCCGGGTGCGCTGCCTGCAAAAGCTTGCTATCGAGCCGGACACTTTGCACGTCCTTATACATCACCTTGCAGGCGCCTGCGATAACCTCCGGTGCTCCCTGCATCATAGCAATTATTTCATCCCGCAGGCTGTTCCGCATCTGCTCCGCTTGTTCTGCAAGCCGCTTATATTCCCGATACTCGTTACACTTGCATTCTAGGTCAGTCATTTTTAACCCTCCATATAAAACGCGGCGTATTTTCCCGTTTTTGCGTTTGTGCAATTATAATACTCAAATGACGCTACCACGTTGTTAAAATCGTTCCGTGCTCCTATGTCATCGATAATAAATCGTTCCCGGCTTTTTCGGTTTGTTGTATAGGGGTATTTCGGAACAAAATTTACCTGGCAAATTGCCACCGTCAACCCGTTCACGTATGCCGCGCACGCCTGATTTTTCGGGACACGTTTCCACGTTTTTCCGTTGCTTGTAAAGCTGCGTTTTTTCATGTTTAAGTCCTCCCTCAGCTGTTTAAAATAGCAATCATAACAAGTGCGCCCGAGATCATACCGCCCACATACCAGAGGGCTGCCCATTGGAAAAAATCAAGAGTGATCATTTTGCTGTTCCTCCTATCACATAACTTGGAACAGTGCAGAGGTGCGGGCGGTGACGGCGTACAGCTTGCCGGTGGTGTTGCCCTTGACCAGTACGCCGGTAACACCGTAAACGCCGGTACTGTATGCGATGGTATCAAACCCGCATTCCGCAACGCGGATTGCGTCAATCTCGGCGAAACGCTTTTTGGTCAAGTCCTCTGCTGCGTTGGTGGTAACATAGCGGCGGATTTCTTTTAATGTGGTTTTCATGGTTTTTGTCCTCCTGTTTTGTAACGGTATTTGGTAGGTGTAACGTATATCTACGTTGTGCCTATATTGTAACGTATATTTACGTTTTTGTCAAGTTGCACACGCAACATAATGACGTATTTATACGTTTTTTATTTTTTGTCCGTTTGGGCGTGCCCTATCGGACACGTTGCGCAGGCAGTCCAGCGCCCCGCACACTGTCCGATCGTCCCGGCGCGGCTTGTCTGGTATCGGGAGCAGACCGGTGCAGCGTGTCCAGCGTTTGGGCGTGTGTGTCGGTGCGTGGCGTGGTCTGCCTTGCATCTGGCACGGCCTGCCCTGCTGCCTGTGCTGTTCAGTCTGTCCGGGTGCGCTGGGCTGGGGTCTCCACCTCTGGGGTATATGGGGCGAGCCGTGGGTGGGGTGGTCGACACCTCGCGTAGAAAAAATTCAAAAAAGGCGTTCTCTCCCTACCCACCCCCTCTTTTCTGCACAAAACGCCCTACCCCTGTCGCCAATCTCAAAAATTCCGCGCAAAAACAAAAAGACCCCTACAAAGGGGCTGTGTTCTGTGCTATACTTGCCTTACAAGCCTTGAAAGGGAGGAATCTACAATGGCTAAAAGTAAAATGACAACGTGCAAGCACTGTGGAGCAGAGATTGCCGCAAGTGCAAAGGTCTGCCCTCAGTGTGGCGGTAAGAACAAGCCGCCCATCTACAAGCGTTGGTGGTTCATCGCCATCATTGTTTTAATTGTCTTGTCTGCTATTGGCGGCTCTAGCGATAGCGGCAAGAAGGGCTTTGAAGAGGGCTACAAGGACGCTACATCCAACAAGGCAAGTGCATCCACCGCTTCTTCCGTTGCGTCTGTTCCTGAAATCAGCGAGGATGATTACAAGGCTGAGTGCCAGACTGTGGACTATAAGGAGCTGTGCCGTTATCCTGAAAAGTATGAGGGCACCAAGATTGTTGTCAAGGTAAAGGTTTCGCAGATTATTGACGCAAACTTCTCTGGCAGCGAGAAAGCGTGGAGAACATACACGGACAACAGCGGATACGGATTCTATGCCGATGACGAGTATTATATGCTGGATAAGCGTGGTGGCGATGCCGTGAAGATTCTAGAAGATGATATTATCACCGTCTATGGTGAGTTCACCGGGCTTGAAAAAATCACCAGAGCGTTGACCAGCACCACCGATGAACTGCCCCGCATCGAAGTCAAGTACGCAGACCTTGTGGATGAATAAAGAAGGGTCATAAAGATGAAAAAGAAGATTGTTTCGGCTATCATTGCCGTAGCTTTGATTTTTACTATGCCTATCAGTGCAATTGCGGCAAAAAAGCCTGATGAATGGTCTGGCCTTATTGAACTTGAGCAGACCAATGCAACGCAGTATGAACCGTTGGGTATTAAGAATCATGGGTCTTATGCGTGGCGTGACGGTAGCACGATTTATATTTCTTATGCGCTTGAAATCGAGAATACGAACAAAAATCTTGCGGTCTGGTTTCCACATATTGAAATTGCAGTCGTTGCAGAAGATGGCTCTGTAATTAAAACAGACGATGAATATCTGGACTGGGTTGCGGAAGATGATTCCTACTGGTATGCAGGATACTTCACATACGAGTATGACGGTACTATCCCTGCCGGTATCGAAATGGCTGTTTCGGCTCAGGACTATAACTATCAGCCGAGTGCAGGAAAAGAAGTTTTAAGAGCCGGTGAACTGGCCGTTACCAATACTTCAAAGCGCGGCAGCGGCTATGAAACGAGATTTACCGGAAAGGTAACTAATAATAGTGCGTACAAGACAAGCGCAAAGGTCATCGTTCTGTATAAGATGAAAGATGAGAGCGGAGAAGAAGTTCCCGTGTGCGGAGATATTGATTATGTCTTGGACATCCAACCGGGCGAGACAAAGAACTTTGAGATTCACCCCTATTCTGGGCTTTCCAATTATTCTTCGTGGGAAATCGTAGCAATTCAAATGTAACACAAAAAGCCAGCGGCTAGATGTTCTCTAACCACTGGCTTTTCTTATGGGCTGTTTACTTCACGATTTTATCGTGATAGGGATGGTACTCAACATTGGGCAAGGGCATCCAATACTTCACATCGTGCATGATGCACTTGTTGTCCCGGAGCAGAACCGGCTCGATCTCGCCGTTTTCGTCCGGTTCAAAGGAAAGCTGACCGCTATCGACAACCTTTCCGTCACAAGCGATAACAGGCTCGTGGACGCACTCGCCGTAGTCAACGGTGCGCCAAAGCTTCAGCATGGTCTCGAAAGCGTAGTTGAGGTATTCCCCCATATCCTGAATCTTATCTGCGGTAAGCATAGTTGTTCTCCTTTCACATGGGCATCTGGGTCTGGCCGTTTGTGACCTGAACCAACATAACAGAGTTTGCGCACGGTCTCCACTTCTTGATGTACTCGACAGCTTCATCAAACCGCTTCTTTGGCACGTTGTTTCGACTGTTCACGTTGAACCAGTCCTGAATGTCCCGGTTGCATTCCATGAACAGTTTCTGAGAGACGCTGCGGCTCTTGTAGGACGGGCTGTCCATGCCGCCCAGAGCGTTGATAACCACCGTGTTCACAACACGCTTCAACACACGCTGCTGGTTGTAGTCGATGGTCATAGTGTTCTCAAGAGCGGAGATGCGCTGCTCCTGCTTCATGGTGCGCTGGTCAATCACAAGGATTGCTTGCAGCTCCTTAGAAAGTCCTGCGAACTGGTTGACGGACACGTTCTTCTCAAGGTCAATCAGTTTCTGGCGAATTTCCATGCCCTGCGGTGTCCGCTGAATCATTGCAATGTGCTTTGCCATGTCCAGAGTGATGATGTGGTCGATTTGCTTTTGCGGCATTTTACGCCCGTCGTCACGGGTGACATTTTTGACATCCGTGAAATAATCCGTTCCATCGACAAATCCGTATTCACACATTCTTGCAAACCAATGCGTGTAATCGGTCTTAATTTTCAGCCTTTCGTACAACTCCCTACCCAGCACTACCTTTTCGCCAGTGTCGGTGTCGTACACGGGGATAACATCTTCGGAGAAGATTCGAATGGTTTCAAGATTATTATTCATAGAAATTTGACCTTTCTATCTTGCGAGAGCAGGCCATCTCTGGTATAATAACCCAAAGAGGGCCTATACTCTCTGAGTGTTTCATAAGACGTTCGCTGTGGTCGGCAAACTTTAGCGAGCGTCTTATTCTTTTTCATCGATCTCCGGGATGGGATGCACCTCAAAGAACGTGTCACGGATGGCTGCGGCCTGTGCGACCTTGTGTTCGGTGCAATAGGCTTTCAGCCACTGGAACTGCCGTTCGGTCAGCGCAACGGTGAACGTGTGATTGTGGCGTTCGAGATAAGGACTGTACATAAACTCACCTCCCTTCATGTGGGTGCAACCAGTATACGCAATATGTTGTGGCTTGTCAATTACGCAAACGCTTAATGTAGTACTAGTATCTGTACAAAATCTAAAAGTTTGTATATTTGCACAAAACTCAGCCATTATTTTTGGCTGCTTCCGCTTCGTACCCTGCCCGGTAGTTCAGTTCGGACAGCTTACCAAGTGCTTCTGCGTACTCCCTGTCCTCGCTGGTCGGCTCTTTGCCGTGGGCAATGGTTTTCAGAAATTCTTCGGTTGTCGTGGGAAAGTTCATGTTTTTTGCTCCTAACTCTTGCGGAGAGCAGCCCTTTTTGGTATAATAGATTCCGAAAAGGGAGACTGCCCCCTTGGTGGTGCAGTACCTTCTTTTTGTAACGGATAAGCTATCAGCTAAACTTTGGTAGGTGGGTGCTGATAGCTTATTTTTTTATGCGTTCTGCAACGTTGAAGATTAGATCAATCCCCATTCTTACAACATCACTCTTGGTTCCATCCAGAGCGTTAGCACAAAATGTGATTTTTTCGATATCCCCTTCGCTAAGTCTGAACGAAACCATACGCATAGATTCGTTTTTAGATGGCTCTGCTGCTTTCTGCAACTTCATCACCTCGCTTTGTTGCTGGTGATAGTATATACCAGATATTGAACACTTGTCAATATGAAAATTTGAATAAAATATACTTTACAGATTCAGAATTGCTCAAAAATAAAGCGTATACACGTTTTCGTGTAAAATGATTAACATTCTTATACTACTATACTCTGTATTTACAGAGTATAGTATATTTATATATACATAGAACGTAAATTTACGCTTGACGTATAAATACGTTTGTGGTATACTGAAGCCAGCAAAAAGAAAGAGGGAGCAAAAAATGAGAGCCGCAGAAATTATTAAAGACATGGTTGTAAATTCTCATCCGAAAATAACTTACAAGGTTCTCGCAAAAAAACTTGGTTATAAAGCAGCAACGAGCGTCACGGATAGGCTGAATCGTGGAGAACTGAGCGCGGAGAAATTTGCACAATTTGCAGATGAACTTGGCTACGAAATTATCATTCGTCCAAAAACCATCAAAAAGGACAAAGAAGATTTTTACCGTTTGGAATACCCCAAAAGAGCAAAGGACGGCGATTCTGAATGAATGTAGCGTATGTTCGTGTATCTACTGTCGAACAGAACGAAGCACGACAGGTAGAAGCGTTGAAGCGACATAACATTGACCGTTGGTTTATCGAAAAGGTCTCTGGCAAGAATATGGATAGACCAGAGTTGCAGAAGATGCTTAAATCAGTCCAGCCGGGTGATACCGTGTTTATCCACGATTTCAGTCGCCTTGCCCGTAGCACGAAGGACTTGCTTGAAATGGTTGAAACGCTGCAAGCTAACGGCGTACACCTTGCCAGTGATAAAGAGAACCTAGACACAGGCACTCCCACAGGTAAACTGATGCTGACGATGATTGCAGCCATCAACGAATTTGAACGACAGAATATGCTCGACCGCCAGCAAGAGGGCATCGAAGTGGCAAAGCAGAAAGGCGTTTATAAAGGCCGCAAACCCACCGAGTATGACCGCAACCTCTTTGATGTTCTCCATGAGCAGGTGGAAAAGCGCATTCTCACCGTCACGGACGCTGCCAAGCAGCTTGGCGTGACCCGCCAGACATGGTATCGGATTGCTGAACAGAGAAAGGCTGGATAATATGCAGGGAGAAGAACTGATTGTTAAGAATGGTAGCATCACACTGCGGTCTATGCTTGACTTTGGTGGATTCCTTGAAATTAAGAGGTTCTTGGAAGCCTGTCATTCGGAAAACTGCACCGTGACTTTTGCAAAAGAGGAGATTGTCATTTTTCCGAATGAATACGATGCTGCTAAAGATGCTCTCGTTTTTATTTACGGCACATTGGCAGAAAGACACAGTATTATTGAAAAGTATCTTCGTTACAAGTTGATGCTTGGGGATGAAGAACCAAAACCTACTTTACATAGTCAGAGAAAGGAATAAAGCATGAAAACCACAAAATTGTCAGAGCAGAGCTTGAAACTTATTGAAACGCTGTGCGATTACACCGACAAGCCCGATATTCTCAATGCTGTCGCAGACGCCTTGTACTATGATGCGGACGAGCTGAAACGCAGGCTCAACCAGCTTGCAGAAGAAGTAAAATAAACTGTGCAACCCATTTATTAAGATGGATTTTAGAAAATAATTTTCTGAAGCGAAATTATAAAACCGAATATTTGATTTTTGTGCAGTTGTAGGCACTCTTTACATTTTCAGGTAGGGGGTGCCTATTTTTTTATGCAGCCAAAGCAGTGTATCGCCATCATCGACAGCATCAAAGCGTATGCAAAGCAGAATCCGACCGAAGCACAGGTCTATGAGGACTGGTTTCAGGCGGTGGTAAACCTGAGAGATGCCCTGCCGCAAGACAAGCGGTTCGATGCCTACAAATACTCTGGTGAGCTGCGTTCTGTCTGTGCAGCCATGATGGGCAAGATGAAAACAGGCGAGGACGTGGCGAAGGTCTATGACATTATCGGCCGGACGTACTTGTTTGAAGCAAAGGATGTGTTTGACAGCTATTGCATCTACCTTGAATGGAGCCGTGCGCCGGAGAAGAAGTTCTATCAGCCGCGCAGGCGCATTCTGCACACGCTTGTCAATGACCTTGAGGACTTGTTTTTCCATCGTGTAGATTTCTTGGGAATCTCGATGGCTCCGAGAACCGGAAAATCAACTCTTTGTATATTTTTCATCACATGGTTGATGGGAAACCGCCCTGACGTTGCATCGGTTATGAGCGGACATTCCGACAAGCTGACTAACGGTTTCTACGGCGAAGTGCTTTCTATCATCACTGACCCTGTGACCTACAACTGGGGCAAAATCTTTCCTGACGTTCAGCTTGTGGACAAGAGCGCAAAGGACGAAAGCGTTGACCTGAACCGAAAGAAGCGTTTCCCCACCCTGACTTGCCGCTCCATCGGCGGTACGCTGACTGGTGCTGTTGAAATCGGTGAGGGCGGCGTTCTGTACAGTGATGACTTGATTGAAGATTTGGAGGAAAGCCTGAACGTTGAGCGCCTGAACAACAAGTACGATGCCTACTTGAACCAGCTGAAAGACCGCAAAAAGCAAGGCGCATTAGAGCTGATGGTCGGCACACGCTGGAACGTGCTTGACCCTCTGGGGCGCATCCAGAACCAGTATGCAGACAACCCGAAGTACAGATTTCGGGTGATTCCTGCGGTAGACGAGAACGGACACAGCAACTTCAATTATGACTATGGCGTTGGGTTTGACGATGCCTACTATGCCGATATGAAAGCCAGCATTGACGATGCAACATGGTGGGCAAAGTACATGGGTAAGCCCTATGTTCGTGAAGGCTTGCTCTTCCCTGTCGATGAACTGCGGTATTTCAACGGCGTTCTGCCTGATGGAGAGCCTGATCGCAAGCTCATGGTCATGGATATTGCATGGGGCGGCGGTGACTTCACCGCCTGTCCTATCGCTTATGTGTACGGTGATGCTGTGTTCATCCCTGACCTCGTGTTCAACAATGGCGATAAGACCGTGACCAGACCGGAAGTCGTGGGCAAAATCATCCAACACAAAATCAACGTAGTGCGTGGTGAAGCCAACAACGGCGGCGACGAATACTGTGACGTGGTGGACAGCCAGCTTCGGCAGCATGGCTATCACTGCTCTGTTCGTAGCCAGCGTGCGCCGAGTGGCCAAAGCAAGCTGTCAAGAATCATCCAGTATGCGCCGGACATTAAGCGGTTCTATTTCCTTGACGAAAAACACCAGTCGAAAGAGTACAAGTCGTTTATGGAACAGGTGACGATGTTCACGCAGCTTGGCAAAGTTCCGCACGATGATGCACCGGACAGTTTGGCGCAACTTGCCGATGAATTGTATAACGGAATCAGTAAAATTGAGCCTGTCAAGAGGCCTTTTTGATTAAAAACACAATATATTGTGTTCGCTTGGTCTATTTATTTGATTTCACCACTTGACAAGGCTTATAATGTACGCAGGAAGTTTTGCAGCTTCCCTTAAAGGAATAGCTTGCACGCGGGGTTTTGTCATTTTACCCGCGTGCGTGTCAACAAGCATATTCCTCCTTTCACCGGTGGAGGTTTTCTCACTCTTTCGCCTTCACCGGGCTTTATATGTTGCGTTTCCAATTGTAAGGGGAATGCCAGCCTGTCTCCCCCATGGCTGGCAAGCAACGGTTCGATTCCGTTACGCAGCACAACCAACTACCTAGCTTTGCATGGCTTTATTCTCCAAAACCTCCACTGCTATTCCCGGCTCTCGATGTGATGTTTAGGCATGACATTGCAAAGAGCAGCGGTTAATCAATCAAGCCGGGTTTCTATGTTGCATTAGCTCAGTCAGGCTAGAGCACCCGGCTCATAACCGGACATACATTGGTTCAAATCCATTATGCAGCACCAAAATTGCAGCTTACCCGTTTTACGTCTATCCGACAACTGAATGTAAAGGCTGCAATGGTTTTCTTCGGGCGAAGAATAGCACGGCTGGAAGTGCGAATAGTTTCCCAGTAGCTTCTGACAGGTCTGTGCTCAACAGCCTGTTTCCAGAAATCCAACGAAAGGAGCACAGATGGTAGCAAAAGTCAGATGCAAGCGTCCTCGAAAAGACGCAAACGGCAATCCGTGTGATTGCGGACGTTATCTTGGTGAAGTAGAAGGCAAGTTCTCCCTTCTGTGCCCTCTTTGCCATTGGATTACAATTGGAGATTCCAACCTTCCAAAAGATACATGGGTCTCCGTACCAAAGTTTAAAAACTGAATAGCTTTTGAAGCGCAGTTGTAAGCGCAGTGAGATAGACCTTAACAGGTTTGTCTTGCTGCGCTTTTTATTTTGCCGGAAAGGAGGAACACATGGCCGAGTATCAGATAGTTGTTGATGGCTTTTTGAATGAGCCGCTGACCGGACGCAGACCGATTGAAACGCCGGAGACGGAAATCAACCGGGCAAACGTGCTGAAAGTGGTCGCGGGCAAAGCAGAGCCTATTCATCTGCTGAACAAGAACGAGATTCGCTTTCTGCACAACTACTACTTGGGTAGCCAACCTGTCCTCCACCGCACAAAAGAGTACCATGCTGAAATCACCAATCGCATTGTAGAGAACCACGCCAACGAGTGCGTGGGCTTCTACACAGGTTACATGAGCGGCACTCCTTGCTCTTATGTGCGGTCTGAAACGGCAACTGGTGACGGTGAGGAAATTGCCCGCCTGTCCAATGCCTTGCAGTATGAGGGCAAGGATGCGCTTGATCGGCGGCTTTGGCAGTGGATGTTGGAATGTGGACAGGGATACCGCATTGTTCTCCCTGACAAGGGGTACAACGGCAACTACCCTGACGAAACGCCCCTTCTGGTGGACGTTCCAGACCCGGATATGGCGTATGTGATTTACAACTCCGGTATTGGACACAAGCCCATCGCCAACGTGCTGCACATCCCACGCAATTATCAGAACGACCTGAACGACCTGATTTGCGTATATACGCCAAACCAGTACTTTGAAATCGACAACGGCAAGGTTACGAAATCGGAGAACCATTCTCTCGGAATGCTGCCGATGGTCGAATACAAGCTGAACCCGGAGCGTATGGGTTTGTTTGAACCGGCTATCCCTGTGCTGGATTCCATCAACGACCTTGAAAGCAACCGCCTTGATGGTGTGGCACAGTTCATCCAGTCCATCATGGTGTTTACAAACTGTCTTGTGGACAAGGATGCTCTCGACCAAGTGAAGGAACTTGGTGCAATGTGCCTGAAATCCACTTCGGGTCTGCCCGCTTCTGTATCGCAGATTGCAAACGAGCTTGACCAGCAGCAGAGCCAGACCCTGCTTGATTCCATGTTGAACGTGTACCGCAGTTTGACTGCCATGCCCAGTGCCACTGGAAGCGAGAACGCAACGTCTGACAACGTTGGCGCAGTTATCGTCCGCAACGGCTGGAATCACACCGAAGCAAGGGCGCAGCAGTACGAGAATATGTTCAAGTATGCTGAGCGCCAGAGCCTGTCTGTGATGCTGAAAATTCTGCGTGATACGGCTGGTTCTAAGCTGATGGCAAGTGACATCAACATCAAACTGCCCCGCCGTCAGTACGATAACCAGCAGAGCAAGGTTCAGATTTTCGCACAGATGCTCAGCCAGAGCATTGACCCGCAGCTGGCGTTCACTACGCCAGGTCTGTTCCCTGATCCGCAGGCTGCTTACGAAATGAGCAAGCCGTTCCTGATTGCCGCTGGCAAGCTGGGCGAGGATGGGAAAGCGCCGAAGCCGCCGGAACAGCCCAAACAGAATGCTACCGACATAAATGCCGGGAGCATGGAAGACAAACAGTCTAATGACACTAAGAAAGAGAAAGATGCAGGTATGGCATGAAAAACAAAAGCGTTTATTTGATGCAGTCTGGAAACAAAGTGAAGATTGGCGTTTCAGAAATCCCGACCAAAAGACTTAATTCTTTGAGAATTGGATGCCCTGATATTTCCCTTGTGTATGCAAGTAAGCCGATTTCAAACGCTTTTGAGATTGAAAGCAAATTGCACAGTGCTTTTTCTGAATTTTCTCTTGGTCACGAATGGTTTTCTGCTGAAATCAAAGAAGAAGCTATCGTTGCTATCGAAGAATATGTTTGCTCGCATGGAAAACTTTTTGAAAACGAAGAATCGAACACTGACGCAACCGATATTTTGAGCAAACTTTTTTCGGAAGAAGCATTGATTGAAGATGCCGAAAACTTAAAAAGGGAACGAAAAGCTACTGAGTGGATTCTTGTTGAACTTTCTTCTGGCAAGATACCTGCAAGTCTTATTTTGGGATTTATGGGGCTTGGATACGATTGCTCCCAAATCAAAGAGATTTGCGCCAAGTACGACCTTCATAAAGCATAAACACATGAATCACCCCGAATTTTCGGGCTGATATATTCCGGCAGGGAAGCCGGGATACAAATTTCGCAGCGTTGCAGGGAAGCAACGGTAAAAAAACGCAGGAGGAAATTAACGATATGAAACTCAATGTGTTGCTTGGTGATGCCTACAAAGAGGGCATGACCGCCGATGAAATCATTTCTGCGCTTGAAAAGGTTGCAGACCCTAGCGCAGAGGTTGAGAAGCTGCGCAACGCCGTGACGAAAGCCAATGGCGAAGCTGCCGAGTACAAGAAGCAGCTCAAGGCAAAGCGTACCGATGATGAAAATGCCGCGCAGGAACAGGCTGACAAGCTGGCAGAGATGCAGAAGCAGATTGAAGCCCTGACTGCCGACAAGGAGAACCTCGTCAAGGAAAAGACCCTTGCATCCTACCGTGAGAAGTTCGTTGCACAGGGTTATGACGCTGAACTTGCCAACAAGGCTGCGTCTGCGCTGGCTGACGGTGACATGGACAAGGTGTTTAAGTTCCAGTCGGAGTTTATGACCGCCCATGACACCGCATACAAGGCTTCTCTGCTGAAGGATATGCCCACACCTCCGGGTGCGGATGGCAAGGGCGGTTCTGACAGTGAGGGCGTGGCGTTTGCGAAGAGCCTTGCACAGCAGAACGCAAATACTTCTAAGGCATCGAGTGACGCAATGAGTGCTTTCCATTAACAAGGAGGAAAACATGAAGTTTACCCGAAACACGGTCAACGGAATCAACGATACCATCCTTGCTTCCAATGACTACACTGCTATCCCCTTTACCGTGACCGAAACTGCTGCGGTTAAGGCTGGCTATCCCATGACGCTGGCTGGCAAGAAAGCTGTTGCCGCTGGCGAGACTGGCTCTAAGACCATCAACGCTGACGGCATCCTGCTTTATGACGTTGACCCGGCAGAGAACCCCAACGCTTCCCTGCTGATTCGTGGCGTTATCGACACCAAGAAGGCAGCGGCAAGTTCTGGCTTCACCTTTGACGCTGACGCAATCAAGGAACTCAAGACCGCCGTCCCCGGCATCTTCTGCCGTGACAACATCAGCGTGAACGCTTAATAGGAGGTAAAACAACATGGCACTGAATCTTAAGGAAGTCTTTGCCCCGGCTGCGATTGCCGCCTATTGGACGAATGACCCTACCAATGCGATGCCCTTTGCATCTGATGCACTGTTTCCCGCCAAGAAGAAGGCCGGTCTCGACCTGAAGTGGCTGCGTGGTCACAAGGGCGTTGGTGTGTCCCTGATGCCCAGCGCATTTGACGCAAAGGCTACGTTCCGTACCCGTGAGGGCTTCAAGTTCGATGAGACCGAGATGCCGTTCTTCCGTGAGGGCTACCATCTGGGAGAGAAAGACCGTCAGGAAATCCTGCGTGTTCTGGACAGCAACGACCCCTATGCTCGTGATGTGATGAACCGTCTGTACGATGACACCGCACAGCTTATCACTGGCGCTCGTATCGTTCCTGAGCGCATGATCTGGCAGCTGCTGGCTCCCGCCAATGGCGTTCCTGGCATCACCATCAAGGCAAACGGCGTGAACTACACCTACAACTACGACCCGGACGGCGGCTGGAAGTCCACAAACTTTAAGGATATCAGTGGTGTCGCCAAGTCTAAGTGGTCTGCTGCTACTGCCACTCCCATTGCTGACCTGAACGCCGCAAAGGACTCTGTTCTGGCGAGCGTTGGCGAGGTCGTGACCGAAGTGTACATGAACACCGCTACCTTCCGCAACATGATTGCTGCGGACGAGGTGAAGAATCGGTTCATGACGGTCACCGCAAAGGCAAACGCTGTTCTGCTGGATGCCGAAGCACGGCAGATTATCGAATCTGCAACCGGTCTGACCATCCATCTGTATGACAAGATGTTCAAGGCAGACCAGTACAGCGCGAGTGAGAAGTATCTGCCTGACGGCATGGTTGTGATTGCTCCGTCCGGCGCTCTGGGCAGCACTTGGTACGGCACTACTCCTGAGGAAGCCGACCTGCTGTCTGGTCAGTCTGGTGCATCCGTGTCCATCGTGAATACTGGCGTTGCCATTACCACTGAGCTGACCATTCACCCGGTCAACGCCAACGTCTATGCTTCTGAAATCGTCCTGCCGTCCTTTGAGCGCATGGACGCTGTGTACTGCATCAAGGCTTACTAAGGCGAAAGGAGGAAAGCAGCATGGGAGACCAGTATTCCGAAGCGGCAGTCAAGCTGGGACAGTACATTGCCCCTGCACTTGACCGTGAAATCACGGACGAGGACTACCCACTCTTCGACCTGCTGCTTGATTTTGCCAAAGACAAGATATTTGCACAGGGCTACCCATTCGGCAACAGGCCGGACGAGTTGCCCTTGCAGTATCAGTCGTTGCAGATACGCATTGCAGCGGAACTGTACAACCATATCGGCGCAAACGGACAGACGAGCTATACCAACAACGGCATTACTCGTGTGTGGGAAAGTTCCGATGTGGCACAGTCCCTGCTAAATGAAGTAGTTCCGAGAGTAGGTGTTATCGGCTGATGTTTAATGGAAGCCCGCTGGATAAACGCCCGCTGTGGTATTCAAACCCGGTTGGCGAGAAAATTCCTGTTGTGGACGAGTGGGGCAACGAGACTGGCGAATCCTCATACGAATCGTGGAGTGCCCCTGCAAAACTGATGCTGAATGTCAGCCCTCCTACTGGTTCTGCGGAAGCAAACCCTTTTGGAGCGTTCACGGATTACAGCTATGTTGTCAGTTCGTCCAGCAAAAAGCGCAACACACCGCTTTATGAAGGTACGCGCGTCTGGTTTCAGACGGACATTTCAAAGCCCTTCAATTACATTGTGGTCAAAGTCGCAGAGCATATTACAGACACGAAGTATGCGCTGAAAGAGGTGGCTGCAAGTGAAAATTAAAGTGAGGTTGAGCGATGCCGGACTTAAACAGGCTGAGGAAGATATTCGCAAATACAAGACCACCCTGAACCAAAAAGCACAGTTGTTTGCAAGAGCGCTTGCAGATAAAGGTCTTGCTGTTGCCAAAATTCGTTTTGCTAACGCTCAATATGCCGGTAAGAATGACGTCAGGTGCGAAGTTGTCCAAAACGGCGCTTCTTGCACCATCTTAGCGGAGGGGCAAGCGGTTGCTCACATCGAGTTTGGTGCCGGCGTTACACATCAGGGCTGGGGCGCTGCTGGAACAGTCGGCCCCCTTCCATTGCCTGATAACATCGGGGAGCATGGCACATACGGCAAAGAAAACGGCAAGCACAAGCGCTGGTACTACTACGGAGAATCCGGCAATGCCGGAACCTATGTGGATACCGTTCCCGGCAAAGGTCAGTTGAATTACACCAGTGGCAACGATGCAGCTATGGCTATGTGGGGAGCTGTTGAGGAAATGGCTTCTCAGGTCGAAGCAACGTGGAGGGAGGTTTGGAATAGTTGATTGATTATTTTAACTCTATCTACACGGCTGTTGCCAAGGAACTGCGAAAGCAAGTGCCCGGTATCTTAGTCACTAGCGAAATTGATGACCGCCCTGTTAAGAGGTTTCCGTGTGTGCGGATAGAGGAAAACAACAATTTGCCTGTACATATTGATTCTGCTGGTCACAGCAAGTACGCTGCTGTTTCCCTGCGTGTGCGGGTCTACTCTAACAAGAACACCGGGCGCATTGCAGAAGCACGCTCCATTGTAGGCATCGTGGATTCTGTTCTTGAACCGCTTAAAATTTATCGCAAATCGTTTGCCCCATTGAATGGGCTGTATAACAATTCCGTCTATCGGATTGATTGCAGCTACGGGGCAACAATCGGAGAGGACGGAATGATTTACCGAAACTAAGGAGGTAAACATTCTATGAGTACTGCTATCTCCGGTCTGAATACCACCCTTTACTGTGGCGACAGCGCAACCACTCTGACGAAGCTGTGCGACATCAAGGATGTGCCCGACCTGATCTCTGACCCGAACCTTCTGGATGCAACCACCCTGTCTGATGGTATGCAGAAGCAGATTTTTGGCATCGTTCAGGCTGACACCAAAGCCTTTACTGCCAACTACAACAAGACCGACTACGCCGCCGTCAAGGCTGCTGGTTATGACGATACCTCTGAGAGCAATGTAGACAAGTACTACGCCCTGAAAATGCAGGATGGTTCCGGCTTCACTTGGCAGGGTATGCATCAGGTCGGTCTGTCCGGCTTTGGCGTGGACGAGGTTGTGGAGATGACTATCAATTGCATCTTCCACTCCACCCCGAAGTTCAGCGAGAGCCTGACCATTAATGGCGGCTAAACCGCAAAAATCGAATCAATCAAACCGGGCAGAACTGAACAACGGATTTGGTTCTGCCCCTATTTATAAAGGAGAGCATTTATTATGGCTGCTAAGGTTATCAACTTTCATTCCCCCGATGGCAAGAACACTTACGAGCTGACCTTCACCCGCGAGAGTGCCGAAGCCACTGAACGCAACGGCTTCCAGATTTACGAGTTCTCCAATGGCATCAACCCCATCAAGAACACTTCCACTCTGTTCTATGGCGCGTTCATTGCCCGCAACAAGGGCATCAACCGAAAGACGGTCGATGATATGTTTGTGCACACTGAGAACAAGGAAGGTCTGATTGCTGCCTTGATGGAGATGTACGCGAATTCTATCAAGGCTCTGATTGCCACCGATGAAGAGGACAAGACCGCAAAAAACGCAACGTGGGAGATTGTGTAACCTCACAGTCTCAAGAATCGGACAGCAATACAGAACCATTCTCTGTGTCTAAGCTGTTCCACGATGTAGAAGCCTATTATATCTCTATTGGCATGACCTATGACCAGTTCTGGCGTGATGATGTCTGGCTGGCAAAGGTCTACCGGGACGCGGAAGAACTGCGCGCCCGCAGAGCCAATGTTGAAGCGTGGAGAAATGGTTTCTACACGGCATCTGCGCTTTCCTCTACGGTTGGCAATATGTTCCGCAAGGAAGGGTCTAGCCCCATCAAGTACATGGATAGACCGATTCCTCTCACTCAGAAAGAGCAGGACGAGTACGAATACCAACGCGCACTGGAAGCGCAGGAACGCATCAAGAGGGCGATGTTCTCTATGATGAATCAGAAGGACGGTGGTAGCAATGGCTGATGTTGATATTACAAGCTTATCCGTAGAAATCTCTGCGGAATCGCAGGGTGCAGAGCTTAACATTGACAAGCTTGCCACCGCCATTTCTAATTTGCGGACAAAAGGCAGTGTTGGCAAGGTCTGTACAAGCCTTGATAAGCTATCTAGTTCCATTTCTGCGCTGAAACAAGCGTCTGCTGGCATTTCCGGTCTGGATAAGGTCACAAACTTCCTGAATGGCATCTCTTCTGTCAACACGACTGCTGGCGTGAGGGGCGTTAATTCTGTTGTAAACGCTATCAAGAAGATTCCAAACGCGGTATCTGCTCTGAACGGCGTGGACTTCTACTCCATGTCTGGCAGCATAACGCAGTTGACGAATGCTCTTGCGCCCCTGTCCATTTTGGACATTTCAGGCTTGAAATCGCTTGGTAGCGCGTTCAAGGCGATTGGTACTGTGCCCGACCTGACCGACAAGCTGAAAGCGGCAGACCTCGATTCTTTTGCGGATTCTTGCCAGAAGATATCCACCGCTCTTACTCCCCTTGCATCTCAGCTTGACAAAGTAGGCAACGCATTTGCAAAGCTACCTCCGCAGTTGAGCAAAGTTGTGACACAGGCTAACCGCGTGACTGCCGCCAACGAACGGCAGAAGAAAAGCTACATGAGCCTTTCCAGCCAGATGAACAACTTCATGCGGTCTGCCGCAAAGCTGGTCTCGCTGAAAGCTATTGCAACCTATCTTGGCAACGCAGCGGAAAAATTCAACAGCTATTATGAAGCTGCAAACCTGTTTGGCGTATCCATGAAGGGACTGACCGGCGAAGCAAGCACATTCATCAACAAGATGGAGACCCTGCTTGGCATTGACCCAACCGAAGCCATGAACAACATGGCAACGATTCAGAGCCTGACCACTTCGTTTGGTCTGGCTAGCGACAAGGCGTATGTGCTGTCGAAGAACCTGACGCAGCTTGGCTACGACCTCGCTTCTTTGAAGAATATCCCTGTTGCGGAATCCTTTACGAAGATTCAGGCAGCTATCTCCGGCGAACTTGAACCGATTCGCCGTCTGGGTGTCGATATTTCTAACGCACGTTTGCAGCAGGAACTGCTTAATCTTGGCTATTCGCAGAGCGTTTCTACCCTGTCTCAGGCCGATAAGGCTGTTCTGCGGTACATTGCCATCATGAAGCAAACCACCGATGCGCAGGGAGACTTCGCCCGCACTTTGTCTAGCCCTGCAAACATGATTCGTATTTTGCAGGCACAGCTGAACAGTCTGGCTCGCGCCGTTGGTTCTTTGCTTTACCCTGCCCTGAAATCCATCCTTCCCCCGCTGATCGCTGCCGTTGAACTGGTCAAAGAGCTTGTGACGGGCATTGCATCGTTAATGGGCGTCAAGGTAGAATTCCCAGACTTTAGCAGCGCAAGCGATGCTGTTGGTGGTGTCACGGATGCGATGGACAATACCACCAAAGCGACCGGCAAGGCTGCAAAGGCATTCAAGAATTACATCATGGGCTTTGATGAACTGAACGTCATCCAGAAGGACAATGGTTCTTCCGGTGGCTCCGGCTCTGGCTCTGGCGCTGCTGGAAACATCTTGGGCGATGTAGACTTGTCTGGCTACGATATGTTCAAGCAGTACAACGAAGAGTTTGCGAAGCAGATTGATGGCATCAAGCAGAAAATCAAGGCTATGCTTCCTCTTATGGCGACTGTAGCAACCGCTCTTGCCGCTTGGAAGCTCACAAATCTTATTACGGATATTGTGGACGCTATCTCCAAAATGAACGCACTGAAATCCATTGTTTTGGGTCTTGGCGTTTTTACAGTGGGCATCGTCCTTGAGATTACAGGCATTAAAGACGCAATTGAAAATGGCGTAAATGGAAAGAATTTCGCTGAAATTGTTCTTGGCGCTTTGATTGGAACTACAGGCGCAGCCATCCTCGGTAAAGGAATTGCTCAGTTTATCGTAACAGGCTTTGGCGATACTGCTGTTGGAGCGGCCATTAAAGCGGCCGGTGGCTCTACTGCTGGCGCGATTATTGGAGCAGCGGTTGGTGGAGTAGTAACCGGCATACCTATGTTTGTAATTGGCATTTACGATGCTGTCAAAAAAGGCTTAAACGCGTTAAACGGAATTTTAATTCCGCTTGGCTCGACAATGGCTGGCGCAGGCATTGGTGCTATTATCGGCTCTCTTGGAGGCCCGATTACTGCCGGAATCGGTGCAATCATCGGTTTAATTGCGGGCGGCCTGACTGATGCTGGAATTGCAATTTATCAAAACTGGGACAAAATTACAGAATCTCTCGACAAGGCAAGCGAGAGCTTAAAGCAATGGTTTGTTGGCGTTGGCGAGTGGTGGAACAAAAAGTGGCAAGGATTCAGCACTAATTTTCAGACTGCATGGGAAAGCTTGCCCGGGTTTGTCCAGCATCCAATTCAGGCGCTTGACCAAGCGAGTGCAGGCTTAAAGCAGTGGTTTGTTGGCGTTGGCGTATGGTGGGACGAGAAATGGAAAGGATTTAAGACAAACTGGGACAAAGCTTGGAATAGCCTTGTCGACACTCTGAAAGAACTGCCGCAAAAGTTCCTTAACTACGGCAAGAACATCGTTCAGGGTTTGATTGATGGCATCAACAAGGGCATCGAAAGTGCTAAAAAGTCTGTCGGCGGTCTTGCAAAAGCTATTCTGGACAAGTTTACAACAGACACCGGCATCCACTCCCCTTCCAAAGTTTTCAAGGGCTACGGTGGTTACATCGTAGAAGGTCTTGCCAACGGCATCTCCGCTGCCAAAGACCTTGCGGTGAACGCTATTCAGTCCGTGTCTGATGCGGTAAAGGCCATCGGTTCTCAGCTGGCAGATGAAAACTACGGTCTGGGCAATGGCTCTATCAGCCTTTCCGTTGACGCAAGCGGCAAGTCCATGATGGAAACCGCAAACGCACTGAAACGCACGATGCACACCACCAATGATAGCTTTGGCGGTTGGTTCAAGAAGATGAAAACCGACTTGGGCGACTTCACAGATGGCATCAACGCTGTCACTAAGGCGGGCAAAGACATCTCAAACGGCTTTAAATCCTCCATTGACGCCCTTACCGCTGCATCGAAGTCCATCCTGAACACACATGATGGTTTTGTGAGCGCAGTCTCTGATATCCGGTCTTTTGTGAAAAAGAGCGTTGCGGAGATTGAAAACGAGTACCAGTATAACGGCTTCTTTGGCGCTGCTGGTCTTGCCATCAAAAAGGCGTTTGAGGGCGTGTACCTTGTTTTTAACAAGGTTTCCACTGCTATCAAGAACGTGTCTGACACCATCGACAGTGTAAAGAACGTCATTGCCACCTTTAATAACCTGAAAACCAAAGTTGGTGAGGTCATCGACCAAGTTCCCGCTTTGAAACAGGCGTATGGTGGGCTGAAATCTTTCTTCAGCGATTTGTTTGACAAAGACAAAGGAATTGGAAAAATCGTTTCGGACGGCTTTGACTTCATCAAAACAAAAGCCAGCGATGTAATAAGCTGGCTTACACAAAAAATGCAAGGAATCAAGTTCGGCGGTTCCGGTTCTTCTTCCGGTGGATTGGCCGGTAGCGCAGCAGCATCTGGTGGCGCACTTTCACATCTCGGTGCATACGGCGGAATAGGCGCTGGTGTTGGCCTTGGTCTTTCCGGTGGCATCCAGTGGTGGAAAGACATGATAGGAACTTGGAAGGATTCTGACAAGTCTGCTGGAACGAAAGTTCTTGAATCCATAAAGCACACCCTTTGGGATTTGTCCCCAATCGGAGCGCTTGTAAATCTTGGCAAAAGCATTTTCGGTTTTGCAGACGGCGGTTTCCCCGATGCTGGGCAGCTGTTTATTGCCAGAGAAGCCGGTGCAGAGATGGTCGGCTCTATGGGTGGTCACACAGCGGTTGCCAACAATGACCAAATCGTTGAGGGCATCCGCGAAGGTGTTGAAGCTGCAATGGAGCGTCAGAACCAGCTTTTGCGCCGTCAGAACGAGCTGTTGCAGGCTCTGCTTGAGAAGGAAGGAAGTGCAGAGGTCAACGTGTCCAGCTTCTATCAGGCAGTAAACAGAACGAACCAGCGCAACGGCAAAACAATTATCCCGGTAGGTACTTAAAGGAGGGGCATTTATGGAACTTGACCAGTACAATCCGATTCGGAGCGTTGATGGGCAGTATCTTAAATGCCCCTCTTCTTATCAGTGGCGGTTACAGGACATTTCAGCATCCGATGCCGGACGTACAGAGGATAACAAGATGGACAAGAAACGTCTTGGGCAGTGCGTCAAGCTGGAACTTGAATGGAAGTACACTACGATAAAAGAAGCCGCTGCTATCCTGAAAGCATTCAACCCGGAATACATCAACGTTACCTATCTTGACGCAATGGCTGGCGATTGGAAAACCAGCGAGTTCTACGTTGGCGACCGTGCTGTTCCGATGTATAATTCGCGGATGAATCGCTGGGAAGGGATATCTTTTAACATCATCGAAAGGGCTGCACACTGATGGTCAATGTATCGCAAGATATCATAAAATCCTTCAACGAGGGCAACAAACAAACTGCCCTTATTGAGGTTACTGCTGGCAGCAAGACGTTCACCATCACCGATACAGATATCATTCAGGGCGGGTTGAAGATTGACCGGTACTGCGTTACCAACAGCAAAATTGAGGTCGGCTCTGCGGTTGCTTCTGAACTGTCCTTGAAACTGCGAAACTACGATGGCAAGTTCAACGATGTTTCCTTTGAGGGAGCTGTCCTGAACGTAAAAATCGGTATCCATGCAGCCAACACCTCTGAACTGGGTAAGTTCATTCTTGGCAAGTCCGTTCTTGGCTTTGCAAAAGGTCTTGGAAACTTTATTCTCGGCACCGGTCGGCTTGGCGATTACAGTGTAGATACGGAAGTATACTGGGTTCCTTGTGGGCTGTTTATTGTTGATACACCGCCCCGCAAGCTAAGCACTATAAGCATCTCTGCGTTGGACTACATGGTCTTGTTTGACCGTGAGGTGAACGCTTCCGCGCTCTCCTTCCCTATCCATGTTGACGCGCTTATCCAGAAAATTTGCTCCATTTGCAACGTCACGCTTGCAACGGATGTTTCGGTGCTGCCGAACCACTATTTTAGCATCGGCGGTCTGCCTGATACAAACCAGACTTTGACCTACCGCCAGCTTTTGCAATGGTGTGCGCAGCTTACAGGCACTTGCGCATTCATGGATGGCAGCGGACGGCTTGTGCTGAAATGGTACGAGCAGACTGGTGTGACCATCACCGCAAGTGAGCGTTATTCCAGCGATATGTTGGAGAACGACATCACCATTACAGGTTTTACCTGTGACGATGGCAACGGCAACACCTACCTGTCCGGCACAGCAGATTATACGCTTGACCTGAGTGACTGCGGCTTCCTGACCAACGCCTACGAGGGTGTTTTGAAGGAATTGCAAACCGCACGCGGCGGGTTTGCTTACCGTCCATACAGCGCCACCATCAAGTCTGCACCGTATCTGTTTCCGCTGGACATGATACGCTACAAGGACAAAGACGGCGTTGTACATGATACCATTGTCACCAACGTTACGCTGGCTCTGAACTGCAACACAGCGATTTCCGGTGCGGGCGAGACGGTCACAAGTTTTTCTTACGCGCAGTCCACAAGCGGCGTTACGAGCCAACAGGCTGCGACCGACAGAGCGAACCTTGAAAAGATAAACCAGACTGCTACGCAGACTAACCAGAACAAGCAGGACTTGACGCAGTTCAAGACACAGTATTCTTCTGATTTCAAAAAGACGCAAGCTGAAATTGAATCCCGCGTCACGAAGGAAACGTACCAGACTGACATGGCTGGCGTTTCTACGCGCATCGGTGCAGCGGAAACAAAGATTTCTCAGAACGCTGATGCTATTATTCTTCGTGCAACAAAAGAAGAGCTTTATAGCATGATAACGTTTACTCCTGAAAATGGGTTGGTCGTCACTCGTAGCGACTGGGAAGGCAAAGTTCAAATCACCGGTCAAAACGTACAAGTCGTTCGCGGAAACAATAAAGTTATTATAAATAACAATGGCATAGACATAACGAATGCCTATGGAAGTGTTTCTATATACAGCGGTGGCATATCTTTTCACGGCATTCGCAACAGTAAGATTTTTGAATGGCCTTATGAAAAAGATTCTTATGGCAACCCGATAGGCGAATTCGCTGCGCAAACTACAAAAATCGATCTTTCGTCCTACTCGTCTGTAATGCTGGTCTATGACACGCATAAAGATGGAACATGGTTTTCAGGTGGCGGCGGTGCTGGTAGACTTACGGTCGTTCTTCCTGTTAATGGGCAAACGTACTCTTATGCTTATCCGTGGAATACGGTACACTGGCGAAAGGTAACAGTATCATATAATGGTATCACTTTTGGAAATGGAAACGAGAGAACGTCCGACTATAAAAATAACGTTATAACTGGCGTGATACATTTGGAAGTTCCTATTTCTGATGGTGTTAATAAAAACGATAAGGTTTGCCGCCCGTTGGAACTATACGGTTTTATGTGAGGTGGATATCATGGAACATTTCAAGTTCAAGTGCAAAGTCGGATTGGATGGTCGATTGTATGGCGGCGGGTGGTGCCACGAAAGCGTTATTCCAAACCCTCTTCCGCCCGATGAGATTCTGTTTGATGACTTGTCAGGAATGACAGAAGGGTTTTATACAGCTTATTTGTGGGATGGAATCAACTTGATATACAGTCCCGTACCAAAAGTCGATGAGCCTGTTGATACTGAAACAGAAACGGCTTTTACGAAAACCAACAAAAATGAAGAGGAGGTGACATATCAATGAGCTATCAGAAGCAGAACTTTGCAAACGGGGAAGTGCTTTCCGCTTCGCAGCTGAACCACATCGAGCAGGGCATTGTGGATTTGGAGAACAATTCAAGCACGGAATTTGCTGGCAAAGCAGATAAATCAGAAGTGCAAGCGAACGCGAAAAGCATTTCTGCTGAAACTGCCCGCGCACGAGCATCTGAAAGCGCCCTATTAACTAAAATCACGGAGGAAGCTACCCGCGCAAAGGCAGCAGAGCAGGCGAACGCGAATGGAATTGCCGCTGAAGCATCCCGCGCCAAGGGCGAGGAGCAACGTTTGAACACCGCCATCACCGCCGAAACCACCCGCGCGGAGCGGGCAGAACAGGCGCTGGATACGCGCACCGCAGCCCTCGAATCCTGCGGATTTGTCGTGGTTGACGGCAAAGTCTGCATGAAATATGTTAAATCCTGAAAGGAGCAAAACACATGGCTGAAACTATGGTAACCGATCCGGTCTATCTGGATCAGACCGCAAAAGACAACGGCAGAAAGCTTGACCAGATGACCGCCGCCCTGCTGGGTATGTCCAGCTCGCTGGGCGTGATCGCGCGGGCACAGACCGGCGTGGTGGAGGAGATGGACTATAACGGCATCAAGGCCGTGGTGGCTGCCGGTAACGCACCGGCGGTTTTTCCGGTGGGCACCCAGCTTGTCAACACCTACACCGGCAAGGACGGCAAAGTCTACGACTGCCCGTGGGACGTGGTAAAGACGGACGATATCGCCGAGGGTGAGACCGGCACCACCGCACCCGCAATGGTGCTGCAGATGCACTACGCATCTCTGGAAGATATCCAGTTTTCCGCGTATCAGGCGTTTTTCGTTGTGCCCGAGGCCGGTCTGGTGGCTGGTACTTACAACGTCAAGATGGGTCTTGACTGGGGCACGAATGTAAAAAACGGCACCGTCTACCAGTTTACCCTGACCAAGAACGCCCCTGCAGGCGCACGTTTGACCGGCTTCTACAATGCACCGGATACCGCACCTACCAGCTGGAAGGTCTACGTCTACAAAGACCAGAACAAGAGCGAGCTGCTGGAAACCTGCAACGTCTCTGCTGGCAGCGCTGGCACGAACCTCGGCACGTTCCTCGCAAAGCCCAACGGCAACCTGAACGGCTTGCATCCCGTTGGCTACGGCGACAGCCGGTGGCATAAGTCTGCTTACCGCCAGTACCTCAACAGCGATGCAGCTGCCGGTGGGTGGTGGACTCCGCAGGATGAATGGGATATGAAGCCCGATCAGGCAGACACCGTGCCCGGCTTCCTTGCGGGCTTCTCTGATGACTTCAAGGCCGCCCTGACCCGCGTGAAGGTCGTGACCTACGGCAACACCGTCACCGATGACGGCAGCGCTGTGGTGACCTATGACAAGATTTTCCTGCCCTCCCTGCAGGAGATCTACTGCTCGCCGCAGGTGTCCGGTGAGGGCACCTACTGGCCGTATTGGAAGGAGCGCACCGGCGCAAAGACCCCGCAGGCTCTGTGGCAGACCTATCCGCTGCGCATCACCCGCGATCTGGCACAGCGTACTGTGGGCCGCAATGTGCGGCTGCGCTCTGCGATTCGTGGCCACGGCAACAGTGCCTTCTACGTGTCCTCCAGCGGCAACGTCAACTCCTGGTCCGCGATCGGCGCGATTCGCTGCGCCCCGGCTTGCGAAATGACCAATCTTGTTAAATAATCACCGGGCAATCCCTTGCCCGGTGAGAAAGTGAGTGCTATCCCATGGCAATGCGCAAAGACCAGATACCGGACAATAAATTCACGCTGCCGCTTGACGCGCGTGAGCTGGCACTGTATACCAGACAGATCACCAAAAACGCGAAAGTGTTTGACCTCGGGATTGACGCAAGTCTTCCCGGCCAGCTACGCGCTACGGCAGACCGGATATTTTTTGATATCTTCGGAGCAAACGACCTCCGGCTGGACAAGCCGAACGAAAGAGAGGAGCGCTTTAAGCTTCAAAGGCACGCCGTCCGGCTGTGCACCGTCATTTTGGCGGAGATAGACATGGCAAAAGCCAGCTATCACCTTTCTGGCAAACGGTGCTCTTTCTGGGGCAACACTGTGCGCGATATCCGGCAGCGTTGCCGGGACTGGCACGAGAGTGATGCAAAGCGTGCAAAAGCGCTTTGACATAAAAATGGCTGTAGGCTAATGGGCCGCAATGTGCGGCTGCGCTCTGCGAATCGTGGCAACGGCAACAATGCCTTCAACGTGAACTCCAGCGGCAACGTCAACAACTGGAACGCGATCAACGCGAATCGCTGCGCCCCGGATTGGACGGCAGCACGCCCACAAAAGCCCCTGCATAGCAGAGGCCGGGCAAAAACTGCCGTGCAAGGAGCCGAGTGCCATGTCTGTCCTCTGGCAGACGAACAATATCAGCCGGACGTGGCCACCCTGCGGGGTGTTGACCGCTATCACCCGGCAGATCCTTGCGAGGAGAGCTGAAAAAATCAGTGCAAGAAGAAGAAATAATAATCGGGTTCGATGCCCTGTATAATTCCGAGGGCAAGTGCGCCAAAGGCGTGTGCCGCAAGGCAAGCGTTGGACGGTTTCACCTGTTTCGGATGGACGAGATCCTGAAACTCCAAAAGGAGCTCGCGACAGGTACATACAAGGCACGGCCAACAATCAAAGTTAGAATCACCTATCCCAAGCCCCGCACAGCGGTTGCGAATGGCTTTCGGGATAGGGTATACCAGCGCTCTCTCAACGACAATGCTGTTTATCCAGCAATGACACGGAGTTTCATCCGGCAAAACGCGGCCTGTCAGACCGGCAAAGGTACCGACTGGGCGCGCAAGCAGGTCAAGCTCATGATGGAGCGCGAATACCGGCAACACGGCGCTGATGGCTATGTGCTGTTGGTAGATATCCGGCACTATTACGACACGATGCCCCATGACGTGGCAAACCGCTGCTTTGAGCGGCATCTGCCGCCAAGTGTGCATAACCGCGTGCGTGAGGTGCTGGATCGTCAATATACCGGCGAGGCCGGTTATAATCCGGGCAGCCAGATGGTGCAGCTTGCCGGGATCTCGGTGCCCGACCCCATAGATCACTACATCAAGGAGCGCCTGCGGGCGAAAAAGTACGTCCGTTTTATGGATGATAGCCTCATCATCCACCACGACAAGGCACGGCTTGAGGAGTGGCGGGAGGCGATCCGCGCCCGGTACGCTGCCGATGGCATGGAGCTGCACCCGACCAAGACCAAGATCGTCAGGCTAAAGGATGGATTCCGTTTTCTAGGTTTCATCTACCGCTTGACCCCGGCGGGCAAGGTCGTTATGACCGTTGACCCGCAGAACGTCAAGGCCGAGCGCAAGCGCCTGTTTCGGCTTGCCCAGCTCATCAAGGCAGGAGAGAAACCGGCATCTGCCCTGTATGAGCAGTATGGATCATGGAAAGCCCATGCCGCTAAAGGCAACTCCAAAAAGCTGCTGCAGCGCATGGATCAATATGTTAAAACTCTGCTGGAGGGGATAACGACATGAAAATTGTTCGCAACACTGGCGGCATCAAGACCGCCGCCGAAAACGAGAACCGGGACGCGGATTTGGCACAGATCTCGTCTATGGTGGATTTCCTGTGCATTCTGGCCGATGTGCCCATTGAGGACGAGGCCGCAGACAAGGAGGGCATGAGCCATGAGTGATAAGCACAGCGCGATCTTTGGCAAAGCGAAAGACGAGTACGAGGCAGGCCGCTGGTCTAAGGCTATGCTGCGCATCCTTGTGCAGCGCAAGCCCCAGCGCCTGACCGTAGAAGAGTACGAAGAGATCACCGGCGAAAAGTATTAAGGAGCAGAACATGAGACCTATCATGGACGTTTCCCGCTGGCAGGGCAACATCGACTGGGGCAAGGTCAAGGCAAGCGGCCTTGTCTCCGGTGTGATGCTGCGGGCGCTGGGCAACAGCGCGAAAGACGCGCCCAGCAAGCCGTACATCGACCCCACCTTTGAGCGCAACTATCGCGAGTGCCAGCGGCTGGGCATCCCCTGCGGCGTGTACTACTACTGCAAGGCAACCGGTACGGAAGAGGCTGACGCAGAGCTTGCCCTGCTGCGCAAGGTGCTGACCGGCAAGACAGTGCAGCTGCCGGTGGCGGTTGACATTGAGGACAAGTATGTGCAAGCGCCGCTCGACAAGCAGACCCTGACAGACATTGCCGCCCACGCGCTGGGCACGGTAGAGCGCTGGGGCTTTTACGCCATGCTGTACACCGGGCTTTACTTCGGCCGTGATAACCTGTACATGACCGGCGCGGCACTCAAGCCTTATGACGTGTGGCTTGCAGCCTACCGCAGCAAAAAGCCTGCGCCGGAATGGAGCTTCGGCTTGTGGCAGTACACCAGCAAGGGCAAGATTCCCGGTGTTGTGGACGCGATACCGGGCAAGATTTCCGGCGTGGACTTGTCTGTGCCCTACAAGGACTACGCTAAAATCATCGCAAAGAAGGGTTTGACCCGTCTTCGGGAGGGCGCATGAGCGAAGCAATCATCGTGGCAATCATCACCGGCGGTCTGAGCCTGATCGGCGTGATCGTCTCCAACAACCGCACCGCTCAGAGCATGGACAAGAGCATGGACGCCAAGCTGGACAAGCAGCAGGCCGTGACCGAAACCAAGCTGGAAGAGCTGACCCGCGAAGTGCGGGCGCATAACAACTTCGCCCAGCGCATCCCTGTGCTGGAAGAGCAGATCAAGGTGGCAAACCACCGCATCGAAGACCTCGAAAAAGAGAGAGGAGAGTAACACATGGAAACCATCCTTAACACCATTCTCACCCCGCTGCCCTCGTGGCTGGCGCTGGTGCTCATCGTTGTAGGCGCTGTGTCGCTTGCGCTGGGGCTTATCCGTCTGGGCTACGGTGCAGCGGTCAAGACGCTGGTGCTTGACCTGATCGAGCAGGCAGAGCGTGAGATTCAGGGCACCAAGCGCGGCGCAGAGCGCAAGGCGTGGTGCGTCAAGATGCTGCGCCACTATCTGGACAACAGCAAGTGGGGCAGGCTGGTCTCGTGGGCTATCACGGAAGAGACCATGAGCAAGGCCGTTCAATTTTTCTTCGACCGCATGAAAGCGGCATTGGAAAAGCAGTAAGGAGGATATCATGGCAAGCACTACATACCGACATCTCGGTGACGCCACCGGGATGTACGCCGCACAAGAGCAATTTCGTGACATCACGAAATTGGTGACAAAACGTCACCAGTTTGCCAGCATTGGCAATATGGTGCGCAACGCTGGACAGCTGCCGCAGCCTTTCTGGCTCGGTGCTGCCCGTGGCGGCGGCTCGTGTAGTGCTGCCCGCTGCGCTGCAAGGACTTGACCGACATCAGATGACCGCCGCCATCAAAAGCGCACCGCTTGGGAGGGTAGACCGTAAGATAGCCTTACTGCGGTACGTTGAGCGGCTCCCGCTGCCGGACATTGCAGCGCAGACACATTACAGCCGGACGGCGATAGGCTACCGGCTGAAAGTTATTGATGAAAAGCTAGACGAAAGGAGCTCACCGTGAACCTCGAAAATGTTCCGACCGCCAATCTTATTACAGAGCTTCGCAAACGCGAGGGCGTGGAAACGACTGTTGTCGAGCCCTATCAGGACGCAGCGGTCAGCGTCAACGGCCCCGCACTGGTTCTTGTCGTAACAGATTGATTGTGGTAAAATAACATCAACAAATCCACCCGGCCTCTCGAAGAAGCACAAGAGGGCGGATATCTGAAATCCCCTACTTTGCCGAAGCCCTGCGTGCCACGCGGGGTACTTTGTAGGCAAAGTGTGGGATTTTGTTTTATTTGCACTAGTTTTGTCGAAACCCTTGCCTTGCAAGCAGAAACGTGATATTTTAGTTTTGCTTCCAATGCGAAGTCCTTTAATAGTTAAGCGCTCATGCGGTTTTTCCGTGTGGGCGCTTTTCTTTTTTGTCCTTCGTTGTACCCTCGTTGTCCTTCGCTTTTTGCCGATGCGATACACTAGGAGCACAAGGAGGGATGTATTATGAGCTATTATCCGACACCCGGGGCGCCCTACGTTCCGCAGCAGCCTGTCAATCCTTACGGCGGCATGGGAACAGTTGGGCTTGCCACTTCTTTGCCGAACACGCAGATGCAACAGGCACAACCGCAGCGTCCGCAGCCGATGAATGGGCAGCAGCCTGTTCAGCAGTCGGCACAAGATGGCGGCTGGCTGCTCGGCAGACCCGTTTCCAGCAGAGAAGAATTTTTGGCGATACCGTCTGACCTGTACGGCAGACCGACCTACTGCCCGGACTTACGCAGCGGTGTGATCTACTGCAAGCGGCTCAACCCGGACACCTGCGAATCCTATGTGCAGGAGTTTTACAGCCCGGAAGCATGGCGGCAAATGCAAGCACAACAGGCACAGCAGACCGCTGCACCGACACAGCAGTATGTGCCTGTTGAAGAGTATAACGCTCTAGTCCACAGGTTGGATGAACTGGAAAAATGGCAGAAGAGCTTTTCTAAGCCCACTGCCGCAGCGAAGAAAGGAGAATAACAATGCCCTCTCCGTTTGATATGATTACTCACAGCCCTATCATGCAGCTTGCAAATCTGGCTCGTGCCGGGCAGAACCCGATGGGGCTTATCCAGCAGTTGGGTGGGCAGAGCGCACCCATCATGCAGGGGCTGAACCTGATTCAGGGAAAGAACGAATCACAGCTCCGGACGATGGCGCAGAACCTCGCCAAAGAGCGTGGCATCGACCTGAACCAGCTGGCAAGCGTCCTGAATTTGACGCTTCCGAAGTGAGGAGACTTTGCAATGGATGATTTTGAAAACAGCCATTCCGAAAAAGATTTTGACATCAACAATCTGTGTGGCGATGACAAAATATGGGTTCCTTTAATGCTTGGCTTCATTTTCGGTGATGCCAGCAAAAATTGGGATGACTCAAAAGATAAAAAAGACAACCCTCCGAGCTGACTTAACAACCCTAAAATAAGCATCTCTCTAAGCGAAACGCTTCTCAGTTTTGCGGACTTGACAAAAACCGCATTTGTTTGGCTTCGCCCATCGCATACGGCGGTGGGATAGCATGCGCAAAACTGAAAGGAGTTTTGTTATGGACGATTTTGCAACTGGCTATCTGGCTGGGCAGGACGGCGGCAATAACAACGGCGGATTCTTCGGCAACGAGGGTCTTTGGGCTGTTATTATCCTCGCTATCATCTTCGGCTGGGGCAACTACGGCAACGGGCGCAACGGCAGCGACAACGGTATGGCGAGCTACATCCCCTATCTGGTCGGCACTGGCGCAACCGGGCAGGGCGGTAACGACACCCGCGCGGCTCTGTCTGAGGGTTTCTACCAGCAGGATACCTCCCGCTCTCTGGCGGGCATCCAGAGCGGTATCTGCTCTCTGGGCTATGACCAGCTGGCACAGATCAATGGCATCAACGCCAACATTGCGAACGGCTTTGCTGGCGTGAACAGTGCTATCTGTCAGCTTGGCTACCAGAACGCACAGCTGGTGAACGGTCTGGAACGCAGCGTGTCCAACGGCGACAATGCCATCAGCCTTGCTATCATGCAGGAAGGCAACGCACGGCAGGCGGGTCAGACCGCTCTTGCCACGCAGCTGGCATCTTGCTGCTGCGAGAACAAGCAGCTGATCGGCGACCTGAAGTACACCATCGCAACGGAAGACTGTGCCACCCGGCAGGCCATCGCAGACAATGCCCGCGCCATCGTGGACAACTGCAACGCCAACTTCCGCAGCATGATGGACTACTTCACGCAGGACAAGATCGCAACTCTGACCGCTGAGAACCAGAACCTCAAGTTTGCCGCTTCTCAGGATCGGCAGAATGCGCTTCTGACCACCGTGATGTCCCAGCAGACTGATACCATCCTGAATCGGGTCAATCCTCGTCCGATTCCCGCTTATCAGGTGGCAAACCCCAACGTGGGCGTGAACTGCTGCGGCTGCTGCTAACCAACACACTCCCCGATAACACCGGGTGAACCATCGGGGCAGGGGCAAGACACCTCTGCCCCTGATTTTTATAGGAGGAAAACATTATGGCTTGCAAAACAAGCTGCCGTCTGTGCCCGCACCTCGTCATCTCGGATGCGGTGACGTTCGCCAATGACACGCTGACCATCAACATCCCTGCTGGCGCATACCAGAACGGAGAGAAGTATTGCATCGTAGTTGCCCAGAGCATCCCGGACACGACCACCATCAACGCTCCTGTGGTCATTACCATCGGTGCAGGAACGACCGCATACCCTCTGACCGACTGCAACTGCGCTCAGGCAACCGCTGAAAGCATCCACACTCGCACCCGCTACGCTACCCGCGTTGCAACGTCTGCCACTGGCACAGGCACGTTCAAGTATTTTGGCTGCTTCTGCCGTTCCCACGCTGGTGCGCCCGCGTCCATTTCTTAAGGAGGTATAGATTATGGGCAAGAACAATTTTCGCCGCATGATGATGCTCCGCGACCACGACAAAGACCGTGAGCCGGAGCGTGACCGCCTTGAGGAAGAGCGTGACCGCAGGGAGCGTGAGATGGAACGCCGTCTGCGCAAGCTGGAAGGCGGCAACGACCGCTATCCCTACTATCCGCAGGAGGAAAACCGCTACATCGACCCTTACCCTATCCCCCGCTACCCTGACGTAGAGTATGGGCGCAAGATGCCGCAAATCGGCTTCTCGCAGAACGGCGACTGGGATAAACGGTCTGGACAGTACGAACGTGGCGGTGCGGACAGCCGCTCGATCAAGATGCCGCGCCAGCACCTCACCCACGACGAAGCAGAGGAATGGTGCGACAGCATGGTGAACGCTGACGGCACAAAGGGCTGTCACTGGACGCTGGAACAGACGCAGGACGTTGCGAAACAGCGCAATATCAACTGTGACCCGAACGATTTCTGGGCTGTCATGAACATGATGTACTCGGATTATTGTCAGGTCGCAAAGCGTCAGTCCGTTGACACGCCGGGCTTCTACGCTGACATGGCAAAGGCGTTCCTTGAGGACGCGGATGCCGCAGACGGCAAGGCGTATCTCTACTGGGATTGCATTGCTGATAAGTAAAACAAAACCCCTGTGCGGTCGTTGCAGCTACACAGGGGTTTATTGTTATCTCCAAATCATAAAGCACTTATTGTCTACGCAATCTTGAAGGATTTCTTTGAAGTCTTTGAACTTTGCAGGATTTTCTCTACCTGCATATCCGTAAATAACGCTATCGTCATAATCACCTATAACTTTCAAGATTTGCTTGCAGGCACCGTATCGGATTTTTCCGTCACAGTTCGATTGATAAAGGAAATCTGCAATTTTGATTGGAAGTTTCTTGCTTTCAACCAATCGCTCTGTTTCGTCATTGTACGATTCAAGAGCGTGTTCTTTTTCTGGAGAGGGTATGTCAAGAATGTCATCAAGCTTTTTATAGTGTTCTCCGACTTCCGAACCAACAAGTTCTGCAACTTTCGCTCTCAACTTGAAAAAGCCGAAATAGCCAACATCCATTTCACGCCCAGTCTTTTTGCATTTGATGGTTACGCCCATTCGTCAATCCTCCAAGAAATCCTCTTGATTCAGAACTTGATTTACAATTCGTTCCGTACATTCTTTGATAACCGTAGATGCAGGGACGTGACTTTCATAAGCTATGTTTTCATATTGCACTCCTGCATACTCAAAGAACCTTTTAGAAAGTATTTCTGCATCCGCACGGCATAACGGCTTTAATTCGTATTGCAACGGAAATCTTCTTATAAGTGCAGGGTCAAGCCTATCAAATCGGTTTGTCGTTCCAATAATAATGACATTGTTCGGCAATCTATCCATTTCCTGCATAATCGCAATAACTACACGGTTCATTTCTCCAACGTCATCTTTTTGCCCACGAGCCATTCCGACCGCATCTATTTCATCAAAACAAAGAACACAAGGAGCGGTTCTCACATAATCAAAAATTCTTGCAAGGTTAGATTGCGTTTGCCCTAAGTGCGAATCAACTAGACTTGAAAATTGAATCCTCAAAAACGGAAGTTTTGCTTTATGTGCGATATACCTAGCCAGCATGGTTTTGCCGCATCCGCTTTGCCCATAAAGCATCAATGCTGGCAAATAAGGAATGCCCATTTCGTTCAATTTTTCGGATGCTCGATAAATAGCAACGATTTTCTGCGTTATATTTTTTTCTTCGTTCCTAAGAAGGAATCTTGCTTCTGGAAATTCTTCTGTATCTTCTGCAATCAAAAGATGCTGCAAGTTATATGGCAATTCAATAAATTCTCTTTTGCTTTCCAACTTGCGAAGCATATTTTCTTTGAACTGCTCATCTTTTTTGGATGATATAGAATCCAAAATGATTTTAACGGCTTTTTGCGCGTTTCGCATATCACCATCGCAAACAAATCGAATAAGGCTTCGTTCACTATCATTCATCCAAGAAATCCTCCAATTCAATCTTCCCATCTGCCGCCGCAACCGCCAGAGCGTACACGAATTGTCCAATCGTCATTCCGTGCCGCCTTGCTTCACGGTTGATGTACTTGCGCTCTTCCTCGCTCATAAGGATGGTAATGCGCTTTGAACGCTTGCCATCACCACTTGCAACACCCTGATGCGATTCCGGCATTGGGATTTTTTTCTTCGTCAAGCCAGCTTTGGCTAGTGCGCCTGGCACATTGCCTTGCTCGATAAGACGTTGAACTTCTTTCGCCTGTTTCAGCTTCTTTGGCTTACTTTCGTCTAACACGGCATCACTTGGCTGTGTTTCGCTGTCTTTGGCTTGCTTCGGCTTAATATTGCTTAACTGTGCTTCATTAGGCTGTACATGGCTGTCTGTGGCTTCACTGGGCTTAATTGATGCTTGTTCGGCTTCGTTCGGCTTTGCTTGGCTTGCTTCTTCTTCCTTTGGCTCACTTCGGCTTAATGGCTGTTCCAAAAAAATAGGCTGAAAATCAAACCCGCCCAACAAGCCGGATGTTTTTTTGCTGGACTTTTTCACTGTGTGTCACTCCAATCAATAAAATACCCGTTGTACCGAAAAGATTTCGCCGCATTTCCAGCTTCAATCAAAACTTTTCCGGCTTTTATGGCTTCTTCGGGACTTAACGCCCCACAATGTCTTTGCGAAACAACATAATAAATCGGATTGTCTATTCCATCCCCTCGGCGGAAAAACATAACATCTTTCGAGCTGAATTTGCTTTGCAATTCAAACTCGGCTTTTTCCAACTCTTTATATCTAACTACATTCACTACACATCCCCCTCTACAATCATCTTCGCCAACGCCTTGAAATCCTCTGCGCTGGTACTCTTTGCCGTGTCACCACTGAACAGGCTGTGACGCTCTGCCTGTGCCTTACGAACGCCCATAGACGGTCTAATTTTCACGTCCAGTAGCTTTGTTCCCATGCTTTGTGCAATTACAGGAAGCTGCTCCACAACCTCTTTGGACAGGTTCTCACGGCTCTTGTACTGGTTCAGAAGCAGACCTTCAATCTTCAAAGTCGGATTGAAGTATCTGCGAACATCGCCGATGGTCTGCGAAAGCTGGCTCAAACCAGCCAGTGCGTATCGGTCTGCTGTGATGGGAACGATGATGCTGTTGGCGGCGATCAGCGCGTTCACAAGCGCAAGACCAAGCTGCGGGGGAGTGTCTAGCACAATGTAATCGTACTGCCCAGATACGCTTTCAAGGGCTTCTCGCAATCTGAAGTTCTTGCCCATGTCCCGGACAAGCTGCTCGTCAATGTCCTTCAATGCGTTGTCGGACGGAAGAATGTCACCAGCTTCACAGTGCTGGATTCCTTCTTCGACCGTACCTTGCCGGGTCATCACATCAAACAAGGTGCATACGTCCTCTGTCTGTGCTCCGTAGGTATCCGTTGTGTTGCACTGGGCATCGCAGTCCACCAGCAGTACCTTCTTTCCGAGCAACTGCAACGCACCGGCCAGACAGGTGCTTGTGGTAGTCTTTCCTGTGCCGCCCTTCTGGTTGGCGACAGCTATGATTTTTGCCATTTTATCACTCTTTCTTTATTCAAGATAATCGAACCCGAATGTCGCAAACTTGCTTAACTGAGAATCCTTGATAACCGTTCGAAGGTAAGCTTCTGGCACTTCAACATCCGGTTTGCCCTTTACGGCTTGCTCGTATGCGCCCTGCACAATGTTCACAACAGCATCCTTCTTCTTGTCTTTGCGAATATTCGGGTATTCAGATTTTATTCGCCTTGCAACAGACCTTGCAATGCTTGCACACTGCTTTTCGTCAACGCCCGGCATCAGGCTTGCCCAGTCAACATCTTCGTATGCGCCGTTTCTAGGGCTTTTTACAGGCTTTTCGTTGTCAGAGACGTCTCTTAATGGGGTTGTCTCAATCTCGCTGGATTCGGCATCTATGACCGGCTCAGAGCGTTTTATCTTTACGTCAAAGATAATCGATACTGTTCTGTGCCCAACAGTCCGTTTTTTATACGACACAGAAATGTCGGATATTTCATTGATTTCAGCAACGGCAACATCCAAGACCTTTGCTCTAAAAAATTTGAACTGGTCATAACTGCTTGCTGTCGCACCAAGTTGCTCCTTCAGCTTCTTGATGCTGATTTCATGCCCCTTCGACCCCATGTTCATCCAGTCACGAAGAATTGAATAAAGCAATATGCTATACTGAGACTTCATGCTTGCCGTGTATCGCAGACGATACCGAACATACCCTTTTTCTGCAATATCAAAGAACACAGGCTGCAACAAAGGGTTGCATCTGATTGAGACCATGTATGTAAAGCACTCCGGGTCAAATCGAATTTGCGCCATAGCAAACAGGGTGTACAGAGTGTATTCGTCCTTCCCTTCAAGAGGGACGGCTACTGTGTTCTCAATGAAGTGCCTAAGCTGTTGCTTCAAATCTTTACTGTTCAGACGGATACCCAAAAAGTCACAGTATTCTTTCAGTGTGAACTGAACAGTTGCACTTTCAGGGTCGCGAGGGTTGATTCTTGACAGGTATACTTCTAGCAGACGAAGTTCTCCAGCGGTATAGTCCCTGAACTTTGCCCACACAAGAGCCTTACTCTTTTCTACGAGATTGTTCATTGACAAGTCTCCCAAGTTCTCACATCCTTCCCACTTGTTGATACCAGTATATCACAACACGGTTGAATTATCAAGAGTTCATTTCTACCATCATGCAGATTTGGTATACCTGTCCGTGCAGATTTTGTATACCTCTATGCAGTTTTAGTATACCTTCGTGCAGATTTGGTATGCCTCCTTACATATATTAAACAAGGTACTAAACAAGAGAGATAAATAACATCTACTAAATAGCAAAGAAGCAGACACTTTTCAACACACACTTCTTGAATTTTCAAATCTTGTTGAAAACAATAGCATCCAAAGCCAATAAATGCAAGCTAGAAGCAAGCCGAGAGGCGCACCATCTACGGTTAGGCACGTTAAACGAGGACAAAAAGTGGATGGAAAGGTATACAAAAACTGCACAGAGCGTTCTTTCGATAGCGGTTTTATTGCGCAAAACACAAATATGCGATAATACGTTGTTATTGTACAATGATGTTTAACTATGTGTGCACCATGTATGAACTAAAGGTATACTAAATCTGCATGAAATGGGGCAAAATTAAACGTGCTTACGTTGTTAGCGCTTTCTAACGTGTACAAAAAGTGGATGAAAAACTTTTAATTCAATGATATGGGGGACAGATTGACAAGCCGACCAATCACAGGCAATAGATTAACGATAATTCGTTATTTATTCCGCGCGAATGTTGTCGATTTGCAGCCTATGGGGGACGGATTGACAAGGTAAATTTGCCCGATAGGTGTACAAAAAGTGGATGAACGTGGAAAAAATGTTCTTCAAAAACTTCGATAATTCGAAAATCAGCCGCTTATATTATTTGGGTTCACAGTATAGGAATCGTTGGACTTCATAGCCGCTTCCGTTCCAGCATCCTGCGCCTGATAGAGAATTTCCATCTTTGGAGCAGTTCCGTTTGGGTCTGGGTCTGTTCCAGTAGCCTGTGCCATCTCATAGCTACCGGACACCATCCGGCAGACAGCGACTCTGTCCTTCAACGGCGTGTGGAGGTTTGCCAGAATCTCCGTCAGCACTCCGATGTGGTCTGAACCGTGATCTCCGTACCTGATGTATAGCAAGGCATCTATCTCATAAGAAGAACATTCCATCATAGCATCTATGAGAGCCTTCCGTTTCTCCAAATCAGAAAGGTCATCTTCCAGGTGTTCCAACAGTCCAGGATGAATGCAAGCGTCCATGTATCGAGCCACCGATACGCCGCAGCAGGTGAACCAGCGCATAGCCATCGGCAGGGAAATGGCTGCCAGACCTTGCTCCCAATTTGCTATCGTGCCACGATTCACGTCCATTTTTGCCGCCAATTTCTGCTGGCTCAAGCCGGAACGCATTCGAGCCATCTCTAATGCTTTGGCTGTTCTTACTAAATATTCATCCATAAATTCTCACCCTTTCAACAAAATCCGACAAAACTGCTGGATTCGACAAGCCAAAAAATGGAAAAAGCTGCTATGGAGAACCAACAGCAGCCTGTGTTATAACTGTACCATCAAAAAAAAATCAAAACAGGAGGTAACAACATGATTATCATTGACGGTATGCCCGCATCTGAACCGAACGAAAACAAAACGCCGAAACCGTGGGAGGGTTAGTGTATGAACCAGATTGACACCATGCTCATTCCCTATGCCCGACAGACCGCCTTAAAGCTGGTCTACAACCTTTCGAACAACGATGCTGATAAGTCTGCTTATGAAGAAGCAAAAAACGTTCTGGAACGCGCCGTAGCCGCCTTAGACGATGGACGCGACCCGGCAGACAGTATCGAACGCATTGACGGACAGCTCGTAGAGCTGTGATTGGAGGAAAGATGGACTTTACAAATGGATTTTATAAGGCAGAGAACCCTGTTGTTCATGAAGAAGTGAAAACCTTCCTCCAGTCAATGGAACGGCGTGGAGCAACCGTGAAAGACTTGGACGATGCCATTGTGCAGCTAAACAATGTTTCGCACAGCATCAGCACAAACGCTCTCGTCAAAGCAGATGTGCTGGACGATTTACCGGATAACCCCTTTCGTTCCATGCTCAACGAAATGTTACAAAGCAAAGGGTAACTTAAATTTAATGTGGCTCTTAATCATCGTCATTGCAATTTTTGGCTTCCCTGATGTGAAGTAATGGATGTGAAGAAAACGTTCGATTTTTGCAAAGTTGTTAAAAATACATTGACTTGACAACTAAAAGATGTATAATCATATCAAATGAACACCAGAGATTGCCAATCGGGAGGATATGCCACAATGAGTGAACAAGAAAGAGCCAAGATTGACAGATTTATTGCATGGCTGCTGGAACATCCTGAAAAGATTCCAGCAGCAAAAGAAGTGATAACCAATGCATGACAAAACCCCTTGCGCATAAGGCTACCAAAAGCCCGGCGCAAGGGGTTTTATTTGTACCGGGTCAATCTTTACAGACCTTCATCAGTTTTAAGAACCGGCTAGAATCAGATTTTACGGTTTCAGTTCCGCTGTGGCCATCTTCATACGTCACATAAAACGTGACGCTGGTTTTAGATTTTGCGGATGCTGCTCCGTAAACAGCACCGGGCAATCCAGCAATTGAACTGCCAATGGCAGTACGGATGGCAGCACTCCCTGCCTTTTTGCTAGTGTTGGAAACAATAATTTTTGCTTTTACAGGGTTATGCGCAGCCCTGATTTCTTCTCTTTCCTGCGCCGCTTCCATTTCTGCTTGAACTTTTTGTGCTTCTTTTTTGGCTTTTCTTTCTGCTTTTGTGCCAAAGCAGGCCTGCCACTTGTAACAGCAAAGAACAATTCCAGCGAGACCAACAATAGCGCTGGGTGTCCCATGCAGGCTGCAAGAAAAAACAAGCAGTCCAATGCCGCCAAAGAAAACTGCCTTATCTAAGCTCGTTCTTTTCATTGGCATCCCCTTCACATCGTTTTGATAAGCTTCATCAAGGCTTCACGTTTTTCTTTCGACATCTCCACTAGCTTCTGCTCAATCCATTTGATATCCGCGTCAACTTCGCTTTGCGGCTGCTGGGGCGGGTTTTCTTTTTGGTTACCAGTAAGAAGGTAGTCCACAGTAACGTCAAAGTACTGAGCAAGCTTTACGGCGTTTTGGTTTGTCGGCTTTGCATCGTTCCCGATACCAGCTTCCCTTCTCCAATAGCTATAAGCAGATTTTGGAACGCCTGCATCAGTTAAAGCACGAGATGGCTTTACTTCCTTTTCTTCGCATAGTTTTACGAAATTGTCAAAAAACACAAAACTTACCCCCAGTGCTTGTACAAGATGACAAAGTTCTACCACTTGAACAAAAACACTTGAAAAGTTCTACTACTTGTGCTTTAATAAGGTTACCGGGTTCAATCGGTAGAACAAATTAAAGGCTTTGAACAAATAGAAGAACGTTCGATAATGTTTTTGCTTGACACCATAATATTATCATATTCTTTCAAAAAGTTCAAGTACTAGAACAAGAAAGGAGAAAAAATTTGCTTCCTAAGTGGACAGGTGATGTTGTAGGAACACTTCACGTTAACAACATCGAAATCAGAGAGCTTGCTGCAAAAATGGGATGCGCACCGGAATACTTGGGAAAAATCCTGAACGGTAAGCGTGAACCTAAAAATGCGGAAGCTAAGGTGAAAGAAGCTCTGGAAGAGCTCTTGAATGAAAGAGAGGGAAAATGAGCGATATTATCTTATCTATGCAAAGCGGCGAGCCAGTAGCGTCTAGTCGCCAGATTGCAGAAAACTTTGAAAAGAATCACAACCACGTTCTTCGTGATATTGATTCGTTGAAAAAAGATGTGTCCAATTTTGGACAGATGTTCTTCGAAACAACAGCGCCTGACAGCTACGGAAGGGAACAGAGGGCTTATCTCATGAACCGTGACGGCTTCACCCTGCTGGCTATGGGCTTTACCGGCAAGGCTGCTCTCGAATGGAAACTGAAGTACATTGCAGCGTTCAACGAGATGGAAAAGAAGCTGACTGAACAACCGCAGCTTACCCGCTCGCAGCTTCTCGCAACTGCACTGATCGCAGCGCATGAGGAGCTGGAAGAGAAGGACAAGCAGATTGAAACCATGAAGCCGAAAGCACTTTTTGCTGACGCTGTGAGTGCTAGCAAAAAGAGTATTTTGGTTGGCGAAATGGCGAAGCTGCTGTCTCAGAACGGCATTGACATCGGTCAGAACCGTTTGTTCGACTGGCTGCGCCGGAACGGCTATCTCATTAAAGACCCGAAACGTAGCGATTACAACTTGCCAACGCAGCGGAGTATGGAGATGGGGCTGTTTGAAATCAAAGAAACCACGATTCAGCACAGCGACCACATTTCCATTAACCGCACTCCTAAGATTTCCGGTCGCGGCCAAGTCTACTTTGTAAATCTCTTCTTGAAAGCAAAGAAGAACCAGAAAGCGGAGGGGTAAACATGGAACAAATCATCACCTTAAAGGTAGACCTTGAGTACCCGGACGAAGCGCACCACGCCATTGACGAAGCGACAAAGGCCTACGAGGGAAGCAAAAAGTGCTGGAATGCCTTTGAAATCAACGAAGCCAAAAGCAGAGCACGAGACATTTTGTACAACCTGTGCAATGAAGGTTACAGCATGATATGGACGGTCACGGATGGCGCTGTCGGACTGACGATCTGGACAAGTTTTAAGGAGCCTTGTGTTGGCCAGTGCTATATGCCAAAAGAAAGCCTGTTTGACATCTGGGTCGAAAAGCTAGTTGCGCTGTGCATTGCCACAGGTCATGAAGTCCCGAAGTTCATCACAGATAAGGCTGGTGAGTGCTGGTGATGAACTTTTACAAAGCACAAAGTCGCAAGCGGCGGCTAAAGCTGGCGATGGCAGCGGGCGTGTCCCGGAACGATGCCAACAGGGTGCTGTGGATGGAGAAATCCATCAACCAGTGTTTTGAACGGCACAATAGGGAAGCCAGACTGAAAGAGGAGATGCAGCGTGGAAGAAAAGTACTGTGAGCGCTGCGGCCTGTATCTTGGCGTGGTCAGACCGACAAGAAAGTACTGTTCAGAATGCAAGCGCAAGGTTGACAAAGAGCGTGACAGGAAGCACAGGAAGGTTGGAATTACATTCAAGCCCCGTAAGGCGTTCTGCGCATACTGCGGAAAGCCGATGCTGAAAAAAGTAGCATCGCAGAAGTATCACAATGGATGCGCCAAGAAAGCTTACAACGCAAAGGCGAACTTGAATGCAAAGGCAACGTACAAGGTTAAACAGCAAGAAAAGAAGAAGCTGGAAAAGAAGTTTCCATCCATCGGAGAAGTACAAGCCCTTGCGGACAAGCTTGGCAAGCACTACGGCGAAGTTTCGCAGATGCTTGCAACAGGGGAGCTGACCTTATGAACGGTAAATACTACGGTAAGCGGGAAATCCGCTGGCACAGCCGGGAGAAAGACCGGCTGGAACGCATCAATAAAGAAAGAGTGAGCAAAAATGAAAAAAATCAAAGTAAGAATCACATTCATCGAAGCGGTTCTCGGCACTTGGCCTAGCAACCAGAACATCGCGCGAGAGTTTATCGCCAGCAAGTCCCCTGATGCAAGCACTATCGAGGACGAAGTGGCCGCTCTGGGCGCAGATGCTGTGGCAGACAAGGGCATGACCGTGTTTCCTCGCAACGAAAGCGGCGACCCCATCCTGTATGACTATCAGATCAAGGGTTTCTTCAAGGATTCCTGCGGTATGCTCTCCAGAATCGGTGGCAAGACCGAGACCGGCAAGAAGAAAGCCGTGAATGAATCTGGCAAGCTGACGGCCTATAAGAAGGTCATTGATGGTCTGATTTTCGTTCAGCCACGCATGATTCCCATTCATGTGAACGGTGAGATTACCGAGTGCCAGCGACCTCTCCGTGCACAGACAGCACAGGGCGAGCGTGTAAGCCTTGCAAACAGTGAGCAGATTCCCTCTGGTTCGACCTGCGAGTTTGAAATCGTTCTTCTGGATGATTCTCACGAGAAGGTCGTGCGTGAGTGGCTGGACTACGGCGCTCTGCGTGGCATCGGCCAGTGGAGAAACAGCGGCAAAGGCCGCTATACCTACGAAATCCTCAATTAACCGCTACGGCAGGGTAGGGCTGTGCTGCACTCGGCGTGGAACGGCAATGGCATAGTGACGATTGGCTCAGAAATGCTAAGGCAATGCTTGGAGACGAAGCGACTTGAGCGGCAACGGCGATGCGCTGATTTGACGAGAACTGCAAAGGCATGGCGAAGCAAGGCTCAGACGAGCAATGGAATTGCACGGAACCGACATGAGCGGCGCAGCAAAGGCTATGGATGCAAGGCGTAGAATTGACTAGCGAAGGAAAAGCAATGCAATGCAGCACGAAGCGAGGGAATTGCATAGACCAGCTATGGCATGGAAAAATAAACGAAAGGGGATAGAAATGAAAGCACTTATAGAAATTATTCTGATGTGGAGCGCTGCTCTTGCAGTAGTGTTGGCAGCATTCCTTTTGAACCTGTGGCTTGTACATCTTGTTGAACTACTGGTCGGTGTAAAAGGCACATGGGGAATCATCGTAGCTGCTGCCGTAATGGCAACTGGCTGGATTTTAAGTTTTGGAAGCAAAAAGGAGAACCAATGAAAACTTTGAAAGGAATGGCGCTTTCCATGCTTGGTCTGGTCGCGGCAATTGCAGCAGTCGGATGTGGCGATGCGATTCAAGGATGCCATACCACAGCGCAGATGCTTGGCTGGTTAATCGTGTCGTGCGGATTTCTTGCAACAGCTATCGTTTTGTGTGCGCTGGCAGTAAGCGCCGAAGAAGAGCGAAGCGAACGCGAGCGCTGGAAAATCAAGCGGGTTGCCCACCACACCAGCGAGTGGAGGGATGCACGATGAAATGCCCGATGTGCGGTAGTGACAACATTACAACGGTTGACAGCCGGTCTGACCACGACAGCATCGTTCGCAGAAAAAAGTGTCTTGTTTGTAACCATCGGTGGTCTACTATCGAAATTGACAAAGACCAGTGGTACAGTGCACTGCAAATCAAAGAGGAACGTAAGAGAGGGCGACCAAAAGATGATTAACCTTGACAGATTTGGTGGCGTGACAGAGCCGGAGGACGGCGTGTACTTCATGTCCAACGAGCAGATGGCGGAAGCGAAAGAAGCTGACCGGCTGGCAGCGATTGAGGACTTGCAGTCTGAAATTGAGGACAGGGAAGCAGAGCTGAAAGACCTCTATTCCCAGTTGGCAGACCTGATGGCTGGTTGATTTTATACAGCCAAATTAAGCCGAAGTAATAACAATGAAGCCTAATGAAGCCGAAGAAAGGAAAGAAAAATGGCAGTATTAGTAATGGTCTATGGTCACTCCGGCAGCGGAAAGTCCGCTTCGCTTCGGAACTTTGACCCGGAACAGGTGGCGGTTATCAACGTGCTTGGCAAGCCGCTGCCGTTCCGAAGCAGCATGAAAACATACATTACCAATGACTACGGCAAGATTGATGCCGCAATCCACAGCACCAAGCGTAAGTCCATCGTCATTGACGATGCCACCTACCTTATGACCGGCGAGTTCATGCGGAACGCAAAGGTTGCCGGATATCAGAAGTTCACCGACATGGCAGCAAACTTCAATGCTCTGCTGATGCGGGCAAAGGAGTTGCCGGACGATGTGGTTGTCTACTTCTTCGGACACAGCGAGCGTGACGGAGACGGTGGTGAAAAGTTCAAGACCATCGGAAAGCTGCTGGACGAGAAGGTCTGCGTGGAAGGGTACTTCACCATCGTTCTGAAAACCGTTGTGCAGGATGGGCGATACCTGTTCAGCACTCGCAACGATGGCATGGACACCGTGAAAACCCCTCTGGGGATGTTCAACGATGCGCTGATCGAGAACGACCTTGCCGCCGTAGATAAGACCATCCGTGAGTATTACAACATCCCGGTTCAGCCGGATAACAAAGGAGAGTAACAGATGAAGAACATCAACTGGAATGACGTGCAGGAAGCCACCGAACGCCGTGACCTGCCTGTTGGCGGATATGTTGCCGGTATCTGCAAGGCAACGGACGAACCCGCAAAGGAGCGCCTGAACATCGAGTGGGAAGTTGCAGAGGGCGAGTTCAAGGGTTACTGGCGTGAGCAGACCGCTTCTCTTATCGAGCGTGGCAAGCTGAATCCGGGCGAGTGGGCATGGGGTGGCAAGACCATCAAGAGCTACAAGGAAAAGGCGTTGCCGTTCTTTAAGGGCTTCATTACCGCTGTGGAGCAGTCCAATCCCGGTTACAAGTTCAACAATGACGAAAAGACCCTGCGTGGCAATCTGGTTGGCGTGGTTCTCCGTGAGGAGGAGTACATGGGCAACGATGGCAACGTCAAGACGAAGCTTGTCGTTGACCGCTTTACCAGCGTGGACAAGATTCGTTCCGGCGACTATGAGGTAAAACCGAAGAAAACGCTGACTGGTGGGTCTGGCTCCGCTCCTGACACTGGCGATTTCGCCGTAATTGAGGGCAACACAGATGATTTACCGTTCTAAAAACAACAAATTAACGCAATGTTTTTAGAAAGCGAAATAAATTATGAAGTTTATTGTTGTGGATGGAGGCAATGCCTCTATCAATGCCGATACCGTTACAAAATTCGAAAAAATCATTGAAGCTGAACATAAGGGAAGCATTTTTGCCCACGTAAAAGATAGCGAAGAGATGTTCCTTGTCGGCCAATACGAAGGAAAAGGCGCTTTAGAAAAAGCGTTTACCGAGCTTATGAGGTTCTTGAAGGATGACGACAACGGAGTTTTTGACTGTCCAAACGCCAGGATTCTTTCAGTGACATTCCACGAATCGGAGTATTTTAACTATAACTACAGACCGCTTTAATATGAGACAAGAGCTGCGCTATCTGGCTGGACGGGCGTTTGGAAAGATGAAGCACTTGGGCGACATTACAAAGATTCACGGCGACCAGATAGAGCCTGTGGATTGCATCACGTTTGGCAGCCCATGCCAGGATTTGTCCATTGCAGGACGCAGGGCGGGACTTGCCGGAGGGCGGTCTGGTCTTTTTGTTGATGCCGCGCGAATCATCAAGGAAATGAGGAAAGCGACAAATGGAATGTACCCAACTTTCGCTATTTGGGAAAATGTACCAGGAGCGTTCAGCTCCAACGGAGGAGAAGATTTCAGAGCCGTGCTGGAAGAACTTGCCCGCATCGAGCAGCCAGACGTTTCAATTCCTCGACCTTCGGGCAGGGGGGGCAGATGGAGCAAAGCCGGAGCAATCGCTGGAAACGGATGGTCTCTGGCTTGGCGACAGCTTGACGCTCAATGTTGGGGAGTTCCCCAACGCCGAAAGAGAATCGCTCTTGTCGTGGATTTTAGAGGACAACGTGCCACAGAAATACTATTTGAGCGCACGAGCCTGTCAGGGAATCTTGACGAGAGCATCAAGGCGTGGGAAGCCGCTTCCGGAAGTTCTCAGGCAAGCCCTTCTGGACGTGATAGGGGGGTGGGGGGCAATTCCTACACCCTGAAAATCCGTAGCGGATGTTCCGGAGGCGGAAAAGGCGCACTGGTACAGACCGAAAAGAGCGCAACACTTTCCACGTTGCAAGACCAGACTTTGTTTCAGCCTGTTGTTTATGACGCTCGCGGAAATGGTGATGGCAAAATCGTGCCGACAATCACCGGCGACCACGAAAACAGAATCACAGATTATACGGCTATTGCGATTGAGCGCCATACCTTTAACGAACAGTCTTTTAGCCACTACAAAGAAAGCGGAAAATGCTCAACCTTGAAAGCGAAAGCAGGGAACATCGGTAACGGTAGCGAGTGTCTGGTTGCAGAGAAAATCGTCCGCTGGATTGTTCGCCGCTTGACACCTGTTGAGTGTGAACGGTTGCAGGGTTTCCCTGATGGATGGACGGACATCGGCGAATGGGTGGATAGCAAAGGCAAGAAGCATAAGTATGCTGACAGCCCACGTTACAAAGCACTCGGAAACAGCATTGCTCTACCGCAGTGGTTCTGGATTGCACAGAAGATGAAACCTTATCTGGGCGAAAATGCCACGCTAGGAAGTCTGTTCGATGGTATAGGGGGCTTCCCGCTTGTCTGGCAAAAGACCTATGGAAACGGTACGGCACGATGGGCTTCCGAGATCGAGGAGTTCCCCATTGCCGTCACAAAAAGGAGATTCGGCGAAGAATGATTACCTGTTGTCTCAACTGCACATCACGCCACCAAGCTTGCCACGACACTTGCGAGAAGTACAAGGCGGAGAAAAAAGACTTTGAAGAACGCAAGGCATTCGTGTACGAGTTGAACCACAGCCAGAGCGTGTACCACCACAACTACGAGGACAAGCACCGGGAACGTGGCAAGAAACGGTATCTCGGAAGTGAATTTAGAGGTGAACGATAAATGGGAGCTTTTATTGCAAGACAGCCTAACGGTTTGCTGTGTCGGTTTTCTTCGGTGGTCGATTGTGTCACCGATTACAACATGACCGAAGAAGAATATATTGAGATGTGTGCTGAAAAGGCACGAAAAGAAGCACGAGATGTTCTTGACCATTATATTAAGCCGTTTGAAATGGTTGACAGGTGTTTCTTTCCGAACAACATGACTACTGAAGAACACAAGCGGATTATGAAGGAAATGGAAAAGCCTGCTGACAAGGCAACTCATATTCCATGAATTTAGAGGTGAACAAGGGTGAAAAGAAAGTATAAGCCGGGCGGTTACATCATTTCGCTTGATGACTTGATGAAGCAGGAGTTTGTTTACTGCGCCGGAAAACTTGTTCACAAAGGCTGGTTTGGTAGCTGGCAACTGCGATATGCAAATAGCGAACTTGCCCGACTGCGTATCAGAGAAGCCAAAAAAATCGAGGACAACGAATGAACACCGGCAAGCAGTTTGAAGCAGACTTCAAGGCATCCGTCCCGTCCGATGCGTGGTGCTACCGTCTGAAGGATAGTGCTGCCACCTACTACGGTGGTAACGAAAATCTGTCCTTTTCCATCGACAACATCTGCGACTTCCTTGTGTATCGTTACCCGATGAACCACCTGTTTGAGCTGAAAACCATTGAAACGCCCTCTATCCCTCTGGAAAAGGTGTTCGGCAAGTACGACAAGGCAAAGTGCAAATACCGCAAGGAAAAACACATCACTGATATGGTAGAAGCAATGGGGTACAGCGGCCAGACCGCCCATGTATTAGTCAATTACCGGGCAGTCAACCGCACCTTTGCAATCCCTGCCAACAAGGTTCTGGCGTTCCGCTACAACGAGAGCCGCAAGAGCATCCCTTGGCAGTGGGCAGAGCAAGAGGGGATAGAGGTCAAAGCAAAAAGGATGCGTGTCCATTGGCGATATGACGTTGATGGACTGCTAAAGAGATTGGAGAATAAAAATGACAATGGTATGCGATAGGTGCGGTGAAGTGTTTCCGCTTTCCAACGATGTGAAATACATGACACCGTTTGATGACGAACTTGACCAATTTGAAAGCAATTCTATTGTAAAATGCCTTGCTGGCGATGATAAAGGAATTTACTCGATAAGAGATGAAACCGTTGTCCTCTGCCCCTCTTGCATGGCTGCACTCAACGACTGGCTGAAAGGAGAGCAGGAATGACAAGCAAAATGGATTTACGACCATGAAAGCAACTCAATCGAGTGTGACAAGTGCAAAGCAGAATACAAACTCTCGCCGTATGAACGTGTATCGGATTTTGATTATTGCCCTAGCTGTGGTTCAAGAATGGAGGAAATAAAAGAGTGAGTGTTGTCTTTAAGTGCGACAGGTGCGGTGAGATTTTTAATCGGAAAGTGCCTGACATAAACGATTGCTACGGTACTGCAAATTCGATTCTGTTCTTAGATTGCACGGTGGAACGCAACCGTTTTGGACTGGGCGAAGAACCGATTCAGCTTTGTCCGTCCTGCATGAAAGAACTGAATGACTGGTTAGAGCCAAACAAAGAAAAACTAGACAACGGAAACAAGAACGAATGGAACAACATGACTACTCAACCGCAAAGCGGGATAGCAGTTGAAATCAAGTTTGATAGTGGAGAGCAAGACATTGCTTATAGAAGGTACGGCGATAAACGCTGGTTCTTGTGCGACAACGATTATGTCTTGCATAACGAATCAATCGTTGCGTGGCGATACATCGACTGAAAGGAGAACAGAAGTGAGCAAGAAAGTTTCAGACATTCTGCCTAAGACCGAAATCTTGGCGCAGTTGGCAGAAGAAGCATCCGAGTTGGCACAGGCTGCATTGAAGCTGCGCCGGGCACTGGATGGTACGAACCCGACACCGAAGAGCGTTGCAGAGTGCGAAGCAAATCTGATGGAAGAATTTGCAGACATAAGTAACGCAGTCACTGATTTATGCGATGCTTGGTTTGGAGATAACCTCGATTCCGAACGCGAATTTTGGGACGCAGAGCTTGAAATTGAGGACGCTAAATACAAACGCTGGCTCTCTCGCCTTGAAGCAAAGGAGAATAAAAATGGCTGAATATCATGTTGGCTGCGGGATGTTTGACATTTATGCAGGAACTGTAAAAGCAAACGGAAAAGAGTGGAAAGATAAAACTCGTGTTACGGATGAAGCAGTAGAAGCGGTTCGAGACTGGCTTGTTTCTAAGGCAGAAGAAGAAAAACAAGGCTTTTATGGTTACGCTTGGGATACCAAAGACGGAAAGACTGTGATCTTGAAAGTCACCATTAAAAACAAGGAGCAGCCGGATGAATAAATTTGGAAACTGCCCCCTGTGCGGAAAGCAGGAAGAGCTGAGAGAAAGGTGGAGCTAACAATGTTTGAATTTGCGACTCGCTGGCTGGTCTGCCTAGTCATGCTGGCGGTAGTAGTTCAGTCCGAAAGGACAATCAAAGACATGACAGACGACCAGTTTGAAGAACGGCAGGCAATGTTCGTCTGGCTGTTCATCAACGTGTGTCTGGTCGTGTGTACGGCTGTTGTGATGGGGTGGAAATAAGAATGGCGAACATCATTTTGAAAGCACTTTGCTTGCCACTTGTTGCGCTGATTACGATTTCTGCCTATATGACAACCAGAATAGATTGGCGTAATGACGATTGGCCGCTAATGGTATGTATTCTGGTAAGTATGGCACTTTCAACTGTATTTGCACTGATTATTTGGTTGAGGTAAATGATGATGGACAACGAACTTTACTGCCCGATGAAAATGACCAGCAATCCGCTTGGTCGGTGCGTATGCGAAAAAGAGAAGTGCGCATGGTGGCGACAGTTGGATGGTTGCTGTGCAGTCTGGTGGATTGCACGGAAACTGGACAGCATCGAAACAAAGATGAAGAGGTGAACGAGGATGAGACTTGTTGACACAGAGGATGTTATTAATGCATTGGGGAACATGGGAGAAGAAATCGACCTAAAAGAAGCCGAAGAATGGGTTGATACGGTTCCAACCGCTATGCAGTTATGGACAAGTGTAAAAAACGCACAACCTAGTGAAAATGGGGTTTATTTTGTTGTTTACGATTTTTGGTATTGGCGTAACTGCATTAGAACAATGCAATTCAAAGACGGAAAATGGTCTGATGACGAATACCCGGTAAAGTTTTGGATGCCAATTCCTAGAATTCCAAAAGAGGATGAATAATGAACGAACTTAACAAAAAGTACGAAATTATTTACACAGACCCACCGTGGCCGCAGAAAAAAGGAAACGTCAGAAAATGCAGACCGAATCAAGGAAAAGAACTTGATTACAAAACTCTTTCGCTTGATGATTGCTTTTCCATTCAAGACGTTTTCTTTGAAAATACAGCAGACCGCCATAATGTGTTTATGTGGTGCATTGACAAGTTCTTGATGGAAGCGGAACGGCAAATGGCAAAGCGTGGCTACAAACTCCATGCGAGAATGGTTTGGGATAAAGAAAACGGCGTTGCTCCTGCTTTTACGGTTCGGTTCTCGCACGAATATCTCTTGTGGTTCTACAAGCCCGGAAAAATGCTGATGCCAAGAAAAGAAACGAGAGGTAAATACACAACGATACTTCGAGAGCCCGCTACATACCATAGTCATAAACCGCAATGCGCCTATAAAATGTTAGAGGATATGTTTCCGACAGCTAAAAAGATTGAACTATTTGCAAGAAATCATCGTGATGGATGGGACGCTTTCGGAAATCAAATTGAGGAGGTCTGATACATGGCAACACCACCAAAGCGTGGTCGTGGCAGACCACCACTGACCGAAGCGGAAAAGAAAAAGCGTGAGAAGCGGGCGCAAAAGGCGAAAGAAGAAGCCGCTGTGAAGCGCGAGAAAGACCGTGAGAAGAAGAAACAACAGATGCTTAACAAGCGGAAATCTATCCGCTCACAGGTGAGTAAAAAGGTGAAAGAACAACAGGAGTTAGCAATCACGAGGTCTAAGATGCTGAACACAGGCGATTTGCAATCGAGAATCGGTGATGAAGAGGACAAGAAGGTCATCGGCATGATTGCGGCCAAGTATTTTGGAGACCTTCCGAGCGTGGACATGAACAACCCAATTGAAGTGCAGCAACGCCTTGACTTCTTCTTTGACGCTTGCATCGAAGCCAGAATCTCCCCTGTGGTGGAATGGATCGCGCTAGTGCTGGGCATCGAATGGGTGAGCCTGAAGCAGATTATGGCGGGCAAGCGCCGTGACGACAGCTTGCAGCAGAAGTACATCCTCAAGCTGATTCTGCAAATGCAGTCCATGTGGGCATACAACGGTATGTACGGTCAGGAGAACCCGGCAGAGTGGATTTTCAGAGCCAAGAACTACTTTGGTATGCGTGACAACGTGGAAGTCACCGTTGCGCCGCCTGAACAGCCGTTGGGCGATGCCCAGAGCGCAGAACAGCTCGCCCAGAAGTACCAGACGGCTTTGCCTAAGGGGATTGACGTAGAGTACAGAGAGGTAAAAGATGAATGAACGGATTTCTTTTTACGAAAGACGGAAAACTTATATGCGAACTCACCGAAATATCCTTTGAGCCTTACAAAGACAAACGAATAATCAAAGTCCGATGTACGGTTTGTGGACGTATCAAAAGAATCCAAAAATGGAAGTTCGATTTTGCGGAAGGTTCGTCAAAATACAAATGGCTTAAGTGCAACTGTTATGGCGATTACGCGACGGAGCATGTAATGGTGAAATGAGCAGCAAAGCGTTACGGCAGATGTATAAAGAACATCACATCTGCATCCATTGCGGTCAGAACGATGCAATGCCAGGCAGAGTATCATGTGCGGAGTGTTTAGCAAAAGACCTCGAAAGGCACACGCAAGCGTACGAAAGCCTTTCAGGCGAAACAAAAGCTGCGTATCTGCAAAAACGCAATGAGCGGCAACGTGAAAAGCGCAAAAGGCTGGCTGCGAAAGGAATTTGCACCATTTGTCTGAAACGTCCAATGTCAAAAGGCTATCGCTCTTGCATCGAGTGTCGAACAAAAGATGCTCAAAAGAGAGCGAGAAACAGCAAGGAATACAGAAGGACATCTGGCACTTGCGCCTATTGCGATGAACCACCAATTCCCGGCAAGCGTTGCTGTCCGAAGCACTATGCAAGCCGCATTGTTGGCATCACAAAATGTAGGCAGTCAGAGGGCTTTCGTCTGGCGCAAATCGAACAGAAAAAGCGTATAAACGTCTTTTGGAGAGAAATGGAATGGGAAAGAAATCAAAGAATGAAACAGCCCCAATGGATACACCCATGACCCCGTTGATTGACTTCTCCGACCCGTGCCTACGCACGTTCCTGCCTGTCCTCTTGCAAGACCACACGACTGGCAAGAATATCATCTGGGCGACAGACCCGCCGCCTGAACTAGGCGTGGGCTTTGCAGATGAAATCACACTGGAACAGTTAGACAAAGTTCAGCTTGTCCCTCGTGTGCAGAAACGGCTGGCAGACCAGAAGAAACGAACTAGCAAGAAAGCAGAGGTGTTTACGCCGACTTGGGTTTGCAAGAAGATGACAGACGTTGCCGAAAACGACCTGAAGGGCGAGGACTGGAAGGAGTACATCAACAAGACTTGTCTTGAAGTCACCTGTGGAGAAGCACCGTTCCTCACAAGCCGATACGACACCACAACAGGGCAGATGATTGCCGTGCCGGACAGAATCGGTCTGCTGGATAGAAAGCTAAATGTTCTGGCAGAGCAGTTCCATGACTACAATATGTGGATGTTCTGGGCAATTAGCGCCTACAAATCGACATACGGCTATGAGTGGCAAGGAGACAACCTCTTTCTGGCAAGGTGCAACCTGTTCCTGACACTGATTGAAAATTTTAGGTATCGGTTTGATGCTGAAAAGCTAGAAATTGGCTTCATGCATATTTTTCTTGACTGTATCGCAGACATCATCTCATGGAACGTCTGGCAGATGGATGGGCTGAAAAAGACAGTGCCCGGCACGGACATTCCGTGCAAAATCAAAGACTGGAAAGCCAACAAAGAAATCTTGTTCAAGGATGTTGGGGAAGAGAAAAATGAGATTAGTTGATGCAGATAAGTTGATTTGTTTTCTTGAAGGCTACAAGTCTGCTCCTATCGTTACAAGAAAAGAAAATCCGATTTCAGTAGAACGAGTAATTGAGATTTTTTGTAACCATGTAAAAGCTGCTTGCACAATCAATCAAGAGACGATGCGCCCGATTGCGCACTTAAACATTTATCCGAATGATGATGATATGGATAAGACTTGCTATTGTTCTAATTGCAACGAGCATTTCCCGGAAGATTGGCTCTATCCGGGTTGGGAGCACGGCAATACAAAGCTAAAGCCTATCAAATACTGCCCTTATTGCGGAGCAGAATTTGAAAATGAATGCTGACAAAAGGAGAGAAGCTAATGCAGGCTGACAGAGGAATCTACCACAAGCGAGTGTGTGACCGCTGCGGAGCGGTTCTAGGCGGCAGGATGATGAACCCTGACGAATACTTCAAGGACTGGGGATGGCGCAGGGACACAGGCGACCTGTGCCCGGAGTGCTATGCAGAGTATAAGCGAGTGATCGGACGGTTCAATAGGGGAAAGAGAGGGCAGAGATAATGAAAAAGTGCGCTCTTTACAGGTGCAAACAGTGCTTTGCAACCATGGCAGACGAAGGCGATGTCAGAATCGATAAAGACATCGTTGATTGGATGTTTGAAAACGAAATGGAAGAAAGCAAAATTGGGTTTATCGCAAAATTCAAAATAAGCGATAAAGTCCTCATTCATCGTTGTGACAATAACACTGTTGGCTTATGCGAGTTTATCGGATGGAAGGAGATAGAGAAATGAATTTCTACTGCACTACTGAACATTGCTCTTGCATGGGCATTAAACAGTTCTCTGCTGGCAAGGCTATCCGATGCACAGCAGAATCCTGCAAGAACAAATCTGAGCCGTCCTGCGGCTCTTGCAAATGGTACGCAGAGCCGGAGGGCGTATGCGTGAACGACCAGTCAGAACACGTTGCAGACTTCGTGTGGGACAAACGTGGATGCAAGGAATGGGAGAAGAAAGATGAAACGTCAGCAGACCTATAAAGGGCTTATTGGAAAGGGCTGGTACGACCAAAGCGAATACAGTCACTATTTTGCAGCGTGGGCAAACCACCGAAACAACTGGGCTATCCGCAAGGCTGACAATCGCAAGCTGGCAAAGGCAAGATTAAAGCAGATTGAACGCCAGCAAATCAGAAAGGAGCTGGACGAGTATGACATCAGGGGAGAAAATCAGGAAGCGAAGATATGAGCTTTCCGTAACTCGACAAGAACTTGCAAAACAACTCGGCCATAGTTCAAACTACATTGCAAATGTAGAGCTAGGCTATAGGATTCTTGGCGAGCGAGAGCTTGAAATTGTAGCAGACTATCTAAAATGTAACGCATCTGATTTAAAGTCTACGTTAATTGGCCCCGCTAATGATGACTTCGGAGGGGTCTGTAACTGCGCTGTCCGCTATTGCTTAGGCAGACGGTCATATATGCCTAGCCTTGTCTGCGGATACATCACACCGCTTCTGCCGGAGCTGACCGACACGACGCTTGGTTGCTTTGAACGTGACATTAAAGAGCGCAAGCGGACAGGCTTTTTTGGCGATTCTTACGACCATGAGATGTGGGATGCGTTTTACAAGGCGGTTTGCAATGAGATTGAAAGGAGAAAGGGCAATGAAAGCTAGACCGATTGATGCCAATGCACTACGGAAACGCATCGAAGAATGGATGCAGGAATTAGAGCAAGAGTTTACTGTCGAGTACGCCTACATGGGATATGCGCTAGATGATGTGCTTGATTACATCGACACCGCACCGACTATCGAGGTAAAGGACAATGGCTAACACTCTTTGGCATCCAGCAAGCGAACCGCCACGAGAGCGGACGCAGCCTTTGTTGCTTGCGATTAAGACAACGTGGTACGATAAAGATGGAAAAATGTTGCAAGGAATCTCGCCGACAGCGTACTTTCTCGGCTGTTACGCAGACGGTCAGTTCTGGGATGAGATAGGCGAGAGACTGCCGAAAGATGTAACGGTGACGCATTGGATGGCGTTTCCGATGGTGTGAGGTGATGAGCATGAGCAATTGGATTAATGTCAAGGATAGATTGCCCGATATTCCGAAAAACGATTTTGCCAGCGATTATGTTCTGGTTCACGACAAAAAAGCTGGTGACTGGATAGCATATTATGATGTAAACGGTGATTGGTGCGAAGCAAGAGAGTGCATCCCATTCAAAGATGTTACACATTGGATGCCTATGCCTGAACCGCCTACGGAGGACTAAATATGGATGGATTTGAAGCGTTAACAGAAGCGATGAACCAATGTGCTGCATCAGCTGAACATTTTGCAAATGCTGTCAGGCAGTCCGAAACGCAGTGCGGTTACATCAAGCAGAAGCGCAATCGGCCTGTATACCGTAAAGCCGCAAAGATACATGAAGTTTTCAAACGAATTGTAAGAACAAGAGAAGGGTTTAGAAAATGACAGAACTCAAGAGATGTCCGTTTTGCGGTGCGAAACCGCCGACTGTAAAAGTGCTTCATCCACTTGACATTAACATGGCTAGTTGGGTGGTCTGCGGAAAATGCGGGGTGAGCACTTCTGTAACATTTGGCAAGGAAAAAGCCATCGAAGCATGGAACAAACGCTACAAAGAGGACTGAGTATGGAGCAGGAACACAAGCCGAGAACATCAATGATTCTTTTGCTGGAACACGTCCATGCGATGGACGAGCTGGCAGACGAGGAATTTGGAGCATTCATCCGCAACTACGCGCGGTATGTTGAGACTGGACTTGAGCCAGCATACGACAACGACCGTGCTATGCGGATGCTCTGGAAAGTCGTTAAGGCGTTTGATGATATGAATGCACAGAAAAGACAGGAGCGAATTGAGAAAAACAGACGGAGTGCAAATAAGCGTTGGAACGATGAAAAATGCAAATGCATACAAACGCATACCAATGATGCAAACGCATACGCTGGTATGCAAAATATGCAAATGGATGCAAACGATGCCTTATCTGTATCTGATTCTGTATCTGAATCTGATAAAAAAGAAAAATGTGAAAAGAAAAATACCAACGAAGTCAAACGCTTCAAGGCTCCGACTATCGAACAAGCCAAAGAATACTTTGCGGACAAGGGTTACATGGAATCAGAAGCAGAGCGGTTTGTTGACCACTTCACGGCAAATGGCTGGAAGGTCGGAAAATCGCCCATGAAGGACTGGAAAGCTGCTGCACGGAATTGGATGCGTAACGTAAAGGACTGGAACGGTGGCTATCAGCGGACAATGGCTGAATTGCCTGACGAGGGAGACTTTCTGCGGTGAATATTGAAAATCAGACCCAGTACATCCTGCTGGGGGCAGTCCTTACGTTCTCGGAATACGCAGATGTGCTGCAAGACCTTAAAATCGACGATTTCTGCCCTGAACTGCGTGATACATTCGCTGCAATTCGTGGCTATTGGGAGCACAACGACAAATGGAACCCGGTAGAAGTCATGGGGCGGTACGATAACTGCAAGAAAGCAATGGGTGAGTGTCTGGATGCCTTTGGCGCAGAGTTCATCCGCAACGTCACCCATGACATGATGCTTGGATGGGCAAGAATCGTCAAGGAACAGGCAGCGTTGTCCAGAGCCAGAGAGCTTGCGTTCAAAATCGTTGATGGCTCGACCAGATACGCAGACCTAACAGGCATTTATGAGCAGCTAGGCGAAGCTATCAACCTGCACAACGAAAGAAGCGATTTCATCCAGATGTGTGACGGCATAGACAATTATATCCGCAAGCTGGATAATAAGCCAGAGTATATCAGCACAGGACTTAGAGTGCTGGACAACAACTTGCACCTTGTGCCAGGAAACTTCGTTGTGATCGGCGGAAGACCGTCTGCTGGTAAGACCGCTCTGTCCCTGCAACTTGCCTGTGAAATAGCCAAGAACGGACGCAAGGTGGCGTATTTCAGCCTAGAGACAGACCCAGACACGCTCTACGCTCGTATTATCGCAAACCAGCTAGGCGTACCGCTGCACACAGTCAAAAACAAGACTGTCAGCATTGACGAGCTTGACCGACTGGCAGCTATCAAGAAATATCCGCTGTTCGTCCGTTCTGCCGCTGGTAAGAGCGTTGGGTGGATTAGAACACAGTCCATCAGGATGCAGGCGAAAGTGGTGTTTATCGACTATTTGCAGCTTATCCATCAAGCCGGAGCGAAAGACCGATACAGTGCCGTCACGGAGATCAGCATGGCACTGCATGAATTCGCACAGTCCACAGGAACGCTGGTGGTAGCACTTGCGCAGCTCAATCGAGAGACCGCAAGAGCGGGCATCCCACCGACTGCCGCAGACCTGCGAGAATCCGGGCAAATCGAGCAGGACGCAGATGCAATCATCCTGTTGGCACAGAAAGTGAAAACGCAAAAGAGACCAGAAGAGCATTATCACTTTGCGCTTGAGAAGAACAAAGAGGGCAACGTGGGGTCACTGGACATCACGTTCCAGATGGAGACGCAGCAGTTCAAAGAATGCGTGTGGATGTAACGAGAGGAGAATAAACATGAAATACCGAAAGAAACCAGTTGTTATCGAAGCATTCAAGCTCAATGCACGAGGACTTGTTGGAGCAGATTGGTTCTAGGATGCAGTAAGTAGCAATGATATTATCACGCATAACTTCGGAAAGTTTTACAATGACCCTGCGTGGTGCGAGATTAAAACGCTTGAAGGGACTATGATTGCGAGGACTGGTGATTATATCATTCGTGGCGTAAATGGCGAAATCTACCCGTGTAAACCTGACATTTTCGAGAAAACATACGAAGCGATTGAGTGATAGTAGCCTAGCATCTCTTCTGTGCTCGTATCGTCACAGTAGAATAGGCAAGAAAAACAGATAACAGGGCCTGGGCGATAAAGTTACCGCCTGAACCCCATAAATATTTTTTATCAATCAACAAACGGAGGAAAACGATTATGAACATCACTCGACTGGAACAGGAGACCATCGTCAACTTTAATGCAGCGGAAGATACTGCATCGGTTTATACCGCTGACCCGGTGTATATGCGCAAGCTTGACAAGCTGTGCGAACGTGAGCCTGCATCGTACAAGCTGGTCAAACAGGACAAGGACGGCAAGTGGTATGAGATGCCCAAACGCCTTGTACGGTTTGCGACCACAAGAATTATGACGGACGAACAGAAAGAAGCGGCTGCGGAGCGTATGCGCAAGATGCAAGCAGATGGTAGAATCTAATCTCCGCTAAAATCTCCAATCAACAAACGTATCAGAAAGCATGGAATGGTGTCAGGTAGTAAAACTACCCTCTGCGACTATTCCGTGCTTTTTTCTCTTGTTATTTATCGAGAGAAAACGGCAAGGCCTGATTTTGGGCAGGAGCCGTCTCGATCGAGTAGCGTTTGGGCTGATATGGCTACGACTATCAGCGTGATGCGTTTGAATGCAAATGGATGCGATTATTGCATACCAAGCGATACGAATCGTACCAGTTGATACGAATGGTATGCGTTGGTATCATGGTATACCAATCTTCCCCCCTTTCTTCCCCCTCTTTCCCCTACAACCCCTATTACCTGTCTCTTATACACATCTGACGCTGCCGACGACTAG